GAAGATCAAGAAACTGCAACACCCACACGAAGGAGAAGAAAAAAGCAACCGGAAGCGGACATTTCGGGAGAAAGAGGTGAATCCTATCAAGATAGAGGCACGAGAGCTATCGACCTCTCGGCTTTGCTTGGTGTAAATCAAGAAGGCTTTCGTGATATTGTGGAAGCCATTTCTTCCGGTAATAGTGATTTGTCTGATATAACAAAGCAAATTCTCCAAAACGTACAAGCAGGAGCACGTGCTTTAGAGGGAATACAAGAAGGTGTCTTTTCTATTGATGAAACTTTGTACAATCAAAGAGGTACTTCTGCGGGTGGATCGGGAATACAGTCTATTCCAGTGCCCACACCATCACCAGTGCCAGCAAGAGAAGAAACACCTATTACAAGAGAAAGAAGGGAAAATGTACAAAGAGGAAGTGACAGAAGTACAGCTACTAACATTGCCACAAGAGTGATTTCCGGTGTTGGGGCTACATTCCAAAGTCCTGCTGCTATGGGTGGAGGACTTATATCTTCTTTGGGCGGAATTGTGGGAGAAGGTCTTTCTTCGATACCTATTGTAGGGGGATTTTTAGGCGGTGTAGCCTCTGCGTTCGCCAATGTCATGGCGGGAGTTTTCACTACATCTGTTGAAAAGGCTATGGAAGCGCAAAAGAGAACCATACTTTATGCGCAGACAATGGGCGTTTCAACAGGACAAGCCATGCGCACAGCCTTTGGAGAAGGTAGTTATGCTGCTGATGCTCTTGGAATGAATGTAGGAGAGTATATTCAAAGGCGTGCTGAGCTTATCCGTGCCGCCGGAGGAAAAGAGAGAACAGTTGCGCCCGTACCGGAAACACAAAGTTTGATGGCTGTACAGCGTTTATATGGACTTAGTGATCGTACTGTAATGGGAATGCAAGGGGCGATGCGTTTTGCCCGTACAGAGGAAGGACAAACAGCTTCTTCATCTGCTATTATCCGTTCATTTGAGCAGACAATGAAACGGCTTCAAATTCCTCTTAGTGAGATTGCCTCTACAATGGATGAAAGTATGACTACCTTTATCCATTCTGCCGATGATATTCTTTCTCGTACAGGTGAAATAGATGCAGCAAGCATAGCTTCTATCATGCGTGCCGTTCGTTTGCAGACAGGAATGGAAGGTAGGCAATTGGAGCGCGTACAGCAGGCTTTTATGGGACAAGGGATTTCACAAGATGATGTAACTCAAACTCTTTTGTTCCGTGCCACTCAACAGGCTACAGGGGCGATGAATCCTTCCGAGGTTCTTGCTGCTATGAACGATTTATCAAGAGGCGAAGGGGATAAAAATATAATGAAGCGGTTTCTTGAATCATTAAAGGAGATATCGGGAGGAAGTCTTGAAATGCTTCGTCACTTGATGCGAGGTGCTTTCACAAATCTTTCTTATACGGACATCAACAAGATAACAGAGCGCAGGGATATTGATTTTGGAGAGTTCTTTGAGAGAATGGAAAAATCCAGGCAGGCACTTAGGGGACAGAATAATCCGGTAAACAGATATGGGCCTACTGCGGCCAAAAGAACTGTTACGTCTGGCGAAAAGATGATGTCTACTTATGAAAACAGAATGATTGGAATTGGTGAAGCAAATATAGACAGATTGGGTAAGATATTGAATGCCTTGAACGCCGTATACACGGCTACAGCTAATTTCTCTACAATGTTGGAAAAATTTATATCAGGAGATAAAGAAAAAAATAAGAATGGTGGCAGGATTTCAGCAGCATTATCTAAGGTAGGGTTAAAAGAATTGTTTAAATCTTTATTTTCGGAGGACGACGAATAATGGCAGAAAAAGATAACAATAAAACAAACGTACCGCCAATATACCCACTTCCGGCGTATAGGTATTCTACTATACAGGATTTTATTGATATATGGCAAAAGGTTGTCCCTACTGGGAAGAAAAAATATACCCCGTCTGATTTATTGAAAGTAAAGAACGAAAAAGGGGTTTCCAATCTTGATATTATTTGGGGGACTTATGACAAAGAGGAACAGGCTAAATACAAAAGCGATTATGATTCCGGTACGCTGCCTTATGTAAAGCAAGGAACAACTTTGTTCTGCCCGAAAGATGATACACCATTATCTCTTACAAAAGCTGCGAAAGAAGGACAATTTGTATCACAAGGAAGTTTTAAGGCTTATTGGGGAGAAAACTATGAAAGCCTGATAAGTGATGAAGAATATTTGCCTGACACAAGCGTTACATCTTCTCTGAAAGGAACAGGGATAAATGCTAAGATAATTTCCATGAATGTAAGGGTATGGGTATATATCAAGGCTTTGGATAAGGTCATGGATTTATCCCCTTATGTTTTGCAGGTAGTAACGACAAAATCAAAACAGACGGGAGAATTTACCATTCTCCTATCACCTTTTTATGCCAATGAAAGTTCTTTTGCCTTTGGAGAATCTATTGTGGAACAGTTTAATCTTGTTTCTAATAGCGGAGCACAGGTCAAGTCTTTTCAAGAAAAGTTTATTCAAAACAATGATATAGTCTTTATCCGGTTCGAACGTTTGAAAAAGGAAAAATCAACGGGAGATTTGGATTTAGGAAAGCAAGTGAACTTGGAAATTCCTGTTTCTAAAATAGCCAAAAATAATATTTGGGATATGATAGGATTTGTGGACACCTGCACATCTTCTTTTGAAGCACAGGGAAACGTAAAATTCATCACAATAGAAGGAAGGGATATAAGCAAACTCTTTATGGAGGACGGGTGCTATTTCATTCCTTTATTGAATGCTACTGATACCTTTTCTCATTGGTACGAAATGAGTGAGGATAGTATTTGGTTTAAAAGGAATGTCCTTACAGGGGCTTTTTCAAATATTTTATGGTCATATGCAGAAAAGCCTATACGGGAGTGCCTATGGTTTATTGTAAATGTCATGTCAACAATAGGAATAGCCAAAAATAGTGTATTTGATTCCTGGCAAGACAAAAGAACAGAAGGATATGATATTGGAGCAAAAGAAAAACGTCCTGTTAACGGTGTTTGGCAGATAGTAAAAGTATTTGTGGAGAATATTCTCGAAAAAAGGGTTCTTATTGATTCTTCCATTGCCAATCCGAACGGTACGTTATTGGAGTATATGACGAGGGTATGTCAGTTTCCTTTGGTGGAATTTTACTTTGACACCTATATTAATACGATAGATATAGTTGTAAGACAGCCTCCATTCAATAAGGATGCTATTTTGGGAGCTTATAAGAACGGGCAGTATGTGACGATTACTTCTGGCAATTTACAAGGATATGATTTGTTTTATGATACAAGAAGTTATTCTTGGTATCAGTTAAGAGTGATGGATAATCATGCTGGACAAAGGAACACAACAAGTCTTGCTTTTGTTCCTATTGTGTATTTGGATGATTATGCCGAAGTGTTTGGTAATAAGAAAATGTCTTTTACAGATCAATATTTGAACTACAAGGAAACGGACGGAGTAAACAAGACGCAGACATTATCCAATTTTCAAGAAGCAGCATTGAATGATCTTATATACATTCTGGAATCAACAGCTTATCTTCCTTTCACAAGAACAGGCACGATTACAATAAATGGTGACAGACGGATAAAGGTTGGCACTTTCGTTTATTTTGAGCCAACAAATGAATTTTTTTATGTATCCTCTGTTGTCAATAATGTTTCTTTTTTGGACGGAAATTTACAAAGACAGACCATTATACAAGTAGAAAGGGGTATGTACGTGCCAATTCTTTCCAATTCTTTCTCTTCTGTAAAGGATAGACAGGATAATGCAGGGAAAGAAAGTAAAGATGTGAAACCGGATTATTTCAAATTGGTTGATTTGACTGAAATGAAAAATGCAGTCAAAGTAGCTCAAAAAGATCAGATCGCTACACTTGTTTCTCCAAAAGTGGATAGAGATCAGTTTGAATATTTTCTTAATCGTAAGATGTTCAGTTAGTTATGGCAGGTGGAAAAGTAAGAAAATTGAATGCGTCCCCCGAAGCAATTTCATTCGGGTTCATTGTTGTTCCCAATGGAGTGGACAGGGATTTGTATGTGGAAACTTGTTTAAGGAGAGGTCGTGTTTCTGTCATGGGAAATGGGGGAGCTTTCTTTCGGGATATTTATATAACAAATGAAGTTTTGGCTAATATCGAGTTCCCGGAGAAAGAAAATGAACAAGGGTCGGCGGTAGTGATAGCGAGCAACCCGTATGACGGTGTTCCTATTGTGATAGGGAGCTATCCGAGAAATGATCAGTCTCCTATGTGGAAAGAGAATACATTCCAGTTCAGAAAGACAGTAGGGAATGTGACTGCATCCTTATCGGTTGATCCGGCTAATAATGCAGTAATTGTTTCTATCAATTCTCCTAAAAAAGCATCCGTAAAGGTACTTGCTACAGGATCAGAAGAATCTGAGGTAATTGTTGAATCCACTGGAAGCGTGAATGTGACCGGAGGAACAAATGTTTCCGTAAAGGGATACACACAGATAGAGGCAAAGGTTGTGAATCCAGAAAAACCGGAAGAAGAGGAAAGAAAAGTCTCTATGGATTTGGAAAAGGTTTATTTTCATTGGAAAACGGAGGAAATGGAACAATCTTTGCAAGTGGATAATTCCGGTGTATCGGTAAAGATTGGGGAAGATGTACAAAGCACGATAACGAAAGAACAGTTAGATTTGAAAACGGGAGCATCTACTTTGAAAATGAACAACGATATTATTGAGTTCAATGGTGGGGGATTGAAAGGTCTGGTTGAACTGGATAATCTTACAAGTAAATTGAATGGTTTTGTAAATACATTCAATTCCCATACCCACAATGTTCCGGCAGGTTCATTTCTTGTTGGAGCAACGGCTGGCGTGCCAAGTCCCGCTCCTGTTCCCGTTACATCTCCCATGCAATCGGCGCAAAGTTTTGTTGCTTCTGATTATGAGAATGAAAAGATAACACAGGGTTAGGATATTGGGAAGAAATTCGTACTTTTGAACAAGTTAAAATTATAAAGCCGTGGCAGTTTTGGATTCAGTGGTAAAAACAGCGAAATCGACACTTAAAAATTTGGGTCGCTCCATGATGGCAGCGCAGTTCCCGAATGATTTTGAAGTGTATATGTGTTCTTTGGAGTTGGCAGATTCCAAAGGGAACACAATTGATGTCTTTACTTTTCCTATTAGCCCGGAGAGTATAGACAAGAGTGAACCGAAAAGAACTACGGTAGTCAATACGGCAGGAGGCACAACAGTGCTCACTTCTCCTGTTTTCATGCCGCAGACGATTACGATAAAGGGGAATTTTGGAAGGACATTCAAGATTCTTTTAAGCGGTTCTGATAGCGTTTCGTTGACAGGTGTAGCTTTTAGTATCTCGGCAGGAAAGCGTTATCTCTATCAATTACAGGGAAAATCTACAAGTTCTCTCACTATGCCTTCCTTTGATGCCGGCATCAAAACGGGATATGGTTGTATCAAGATATTACAATCTATCATAGATAAAAGCAACGGAGTGGACGAGAACGGGTTTCCCATGAAACTTTTCTTCTATAACATGGCACTTGGAGAAAGCTATCTTGTTACGATTCCACCGCGTGGCGTTAATTTCAGTCAGAGTATATCAAAGAATATGATATGGGAATACAATCTTGAAATGACTGTTATAGCTCCTTTAGAAGCGGTTTCGGGAACAAGTGGTAGTAAAGATTCGCTTTCGGAAATGTGCACCTCTAATGTGAAACAAAAGGGCATAAATGAATTTGCAAGTTCAATCTCTAAAGGTTTGTTGGGCAATGGATGATGCTTTCGAAAAATTTTACAACGTAACGGGATATGATATAAAGTCATATTTCCAGAAGTTTGTTGATTTCTGTGCCAACGATTATCCTCTTATTGTGGACTATTATAGTAATGGTGGGGAGATGGACAAGGATTCTTTTTTGCGCCTTGTGGAACTTGTGAGAGAATCGGAAACGATTGAGCCTTTGTTCATCCTACATGAAAATACTTTGGATGACATTTCCATGTGGGATATTCTGGACAACTTTACAGAGACACAGACAAAACTTTCCACTATTAAAAGTTCCGCAAGGTGGCTTAGAAGTTCTTCTTTAGACAGGAACAATACTTTGCAGATGGAAAAGACACTTCGGACAGGGGAACGGTTTGAAGATGTATCCAGACAGCTTAACAGTACCAACCCGGAAGATGATTGGATGAATATTACAATACCGCAGTATATAGAAGAAACTGATTATTCGTTCTCTGATGGAGGAAACAAGTTCTATATTAATCTAAAGAACGCTGGGAATAATTATCTTGATACTGTTGTGGATGTACTTGTGGGAGATAATATCTTGGGACGTGACATAGATGTGAATTTTGTCTTTGAGAATGACGATTTAAAGATAGTGATAGGCGATGATGCGATCCGACAGGCTTTGGATACTATTCTTTCTTCTCAAAAAGGTGCTATACCAGAGTTTAAGGATTATGGAATTGCAAATGAGTTCATAGGAACAACGGTGAACGCAATCCAGTACCCTTCTATTTTTAAGGATGTAATGAACATGTTCCAAAGGGATTCAAGATGGGACTCTGTGGAGTTGATGGATGTAAAAAGAGAGGAAGATGCCGTGTTCCTTTCTTTGCAATGTAAAACGGTAACAAAGAAAGATTATTTAGTAAATGTTCCTATATAATTGATATTCAGATGATTACAAAAACAAGTGCAACAATAACCAATCTAAAGAATCTTTTTATAGAGATGTTTTTAGATAAGACAGCTAAGGTAAGTAATGTAGCTGACGGTTCGGTTGTGAATGCTACGGCATTCGGTGTAGCGAAAGTTGCTCAAAAGGCAATGAAGGATATTGCCATAAAGGAAGCACAGATATTTCCAGATACAGCTACAGGCGTTTATCTGGATAAGGCTGCTGCTTTGTATGGTGTCAGCCCGCGTAAAGGTGCTTTGGGTTCTTCGACATATATAAGGGTATCTGCTAATCCAGGTACAGTATATGATACGTCTGTTACTTTTGTAAATAAAAATGGTATTCGTTTCCAAGTTGACGAAGCATTGACTGTAGGGGAAAGTGGTTACGGATATGTAAAGGTAAGAAGTATCAACGCAGGGTATTCCACAAACGTACCGCCTAATAGCATTACTAATGTTTCTCCGCAGCCACAAGGTCATATCGAATGTACGAATGAATATTATGCTATTGGAGGACGTGATAGTGAGGATGATGAAACGTTTAGAATCCGTATTAAGAACAATCTGAATATCCTTAGCAAGAATACAATAGAATACTGGACACAGACACTTAGCAACATAGACGATCGTGTCTTAAAAGTAATGAGTGCCGGTCTGGACGAAAAGGGCATATATAATCTCTATGTTGTTTCGCAGAACGGTATTTTCTTTACCGAAGAAGAACTTGATACACTTCTTGAAAGCGCACAAGGATATTTTGGTATTTCAGAACTGAATATTGAAGGGAAAGTAGTTGGTATTGGTATCAAGAATATTGATTGGTTCTATGTGGGTTCAGAAAGGGGGTTGGATTTCCGTGTTCAGCTTCAACCGGATTACGATGTGTCTACTGTGCGTCAGAACATACAAGTGAACCTTACTAAATATCTTGATTTTCGTTTTTGGACATCTGGAAAAATCGTAGAATGGGACGATTTGCTGGATATTGTAAAAAAGACCGATGGCGTAAAATATGTGCCGGACGAGTATTTCTTTCCGTATTACGATCAGCAAGTCCCGGCAAATCAGCTTCCGCGTATAAGGGGGTTTGTGATGCGCGATCAAGACGGAAATATTTTGTACGATTCTGATAGCAACCTCTCTCCGTTGTTTTACCCGTCTGAACCGGAGGATTTGTTTGTAGGCATCAACGACAGCTCACTCAACCTTTATCAAGAGGTTTATTTCAATGTGACAGATTCGGAAGGTGGCACTGTGGAAGGTGCAAATATTTCTATAGGGAACAATGCTGTTATAACAAATGACAATGGGCAAGCTATTATCCAACTTGCAAACGGACAGTATGAATATATTGTTTCCGCTTCGGGATATATCCCCGTAGAAGGAATGTTTGTAGTGTTGAACGGTAGTGTTTCCATTGATGTACAAATGGTTTTAGCTCCTTATACGGTCACTTTCCATGTGACGGACGAAAAGGGAGGGGTTGTTCCTTATGCAAATGTAACGATGGATAACAGAGCAACCACTACCAATTTGCAAGGTGTGGCTTCTTTGTCCGCAAGGAACGGGAACTATCCCTACACTATTGAAAAGTTGGGATATGATGAGTATTCCGGCAGTGTAGTTGTGGATGGTAGAGATAAAGAAGTATATCCTGAATTGGAATTTAAGGTATGGACGATTACTGTCATTGTAAAGGATAAGGAAAATCAGCTTATACCGAATGTCATTGTAAAGGTGAACAATGGAGAATATCTTACGAACCAGCATGGAGAGGCGGAAATACCACTTGTAAATGGTGAATATCCTGTAACAATCGAAAAGACAGGGTATAATACTTTACAGGGGGAAATTAAGGTCAACAACCAGAATGCGGACGTTACCTTTGAGATGGATTTCTTTTTATACAATGTGGAATTTAATATTTCGCAGGTAAATCAGGGGAATCCGGCAGAAGGAGCTACAATCAAAATAGAAGGACAGCCGGGAGTATTGAATGTAAACGGTTCTGGACAAGCTACTATAAGATTAAAGAGTGGAAATTACAGCTACACCGTGCAGAAAAAGGGATATGATGATTTGACCGGATCGTTCAACGTAGAAGGACAGGATACATTTATTCAAAGAACCCTTGTATTGAAACATTATAATGTGGTTATCACTGTTCTTGACAGTGATAACAGTAGTCCGGCACAAGGAGCAGCAGTAAATATCAATGGCTCTTCTTATCCTACAAATGAAAGAGGGCAAGCTGTTGTAAGCCTTCAAAACGGGACATATCCTTATACCGTAACAAAGTCGGGATATTATGACGGCAGTTCTTCGGTTACTGTTCTTGACAGTGATAACAGTAGTGTAATAAGTTTAAAGGCAAGACTTTACAATGTCATAATGACGGTAAAAAATCCATTGAAAGAACCTATTAAGGGGGCTACAGTGGAGATAAATGCAACGTCTTATCAGACACAGGATAATGGTGAGGTGTCCTTGCAGTTAAAAAATGGTACATATCCGTTTACGGTGGTTGCCAATGGTATGGACGATTATTTAGGCGAGCTGGAAGTTGTAAATGCAGATATTCCGTCTTTTCCTGTAAATATGGAGTACAAGAAATACGATATTGTATTTACTGTACAGACAGATGAAGGTGTTGCAATTGAAAACGCTAATATTCATATCAACGAAAAGGACTATCAGACTTCGCAGGGTGGTTTGGTAACGGTTCGTCTTTCTGACGGGCAGTATCCTTATACGGTAACGAAGGAAGGTCATGTTCAGACACAAGGTAATGTGGAAGTTTCCGGTAGCAACAAGAACGTATTAGCTCAACTTACCCCTATATCATATAATATTACGTTTGTAGTAAAAGATAACATGGCTTCGCCCAATCTTTTGCAAGGAGTGTCTATTGATATAGAAAATGAGGACAAGACAGTTACCACAAATGCGTCAGGAGAAGCGATAATCAGTCTAAAAGCTGGTAAATATACCGCTTCATTCATGAAGAACAGCTATAAGACTGAAACTCTTTCATTTGAAGTAACTGGAGAGGCTACGTTTACGCAGATATTGAAGAAGATATGGAATCTTACCTTTAAAGTGACCGCCGCAGGAAAATCAGGCTTAAAAGATGTGACTGTCAGTGTAAGTGGACCGGCCATATTAAGTGGAAATACTGTAAGTCTTAAAACAAAAGATGATGGAACAATTGATCCTGTGCAGGTAATAAACGGTGCTTATGATTGGAATGCGTCACTCACAGGATATTCGCCGGAAGAAGGAGTGGGAAGTGTTCAGGATGCCGATCAGGAGAAAGTGATAGAATTGACTTATGGATTTGAAACTACATTTACAACTTCACCAGCCACACAAGGCGTTGAAATTACTATTGATGGTAATGATACAATCACAACGGGGCAAGACGGTATAGCAACAATAAATCTTTCCACAGGAACGCATACTTACGCTTATTCAAAAACAGGTTTTTTAAACGGGACAGGAAATGTGCGAATCGAAGAAGCTGAAAAAAGTGTACAGATAACACTTGTTCCTGGAGCGACAGTTACATTCCATACAAAGGTAGGAAATTCTGCTTTGGCGGATGTAAAGATAATTGTAGGGCAAAGTAGCGCAAGGGCACTTCCTGAAACCATTGTAACAAACAGTCAGGGTATCGCGGCAATTGCTCTTCCTACAGGGGATTATCAATATCAGATTCCTACTACAAGTACGGATAATCCTAATCTGGTGGAAGTGCCAAGCGGAACATTTAGTGTGGCAACCGCCGCAAGCGTCATTGAATTGGATTTGGCTGATTATGTAAAATACAATGTTACTTTCCAGACTGTTCCATCCACACAAGATGTAGCTATAAGTTTTGCCAAGGCAGAATCTCCAGACACACCTGTTGCAAGTGGAGCTACTGCTTCTAACGGCATTCTTACTTTGACTTACAAGAACGGACAGTATATCTATACAGCAAAGAAATCCAGTTATAAAGATGTAACAGGTGAATTTACAATTGCTGGTGGAGATCAGAACATAATGGTTGAGATGCTTCAAATTTCAACGGTCACGTTTACTGTAAAAAGTCAAAGTGACAGTACGCCTATTGAGAACGTTGTTATTGAAATGGTGGATCAAAGCGATTCATCTAACAAATACAAAGGGACGACTAATTCGTCTGGTGTGGCTACTATGACGTTTGATGGTGGAGAGTTTGAGTGGTCACAAGATAGCGATGCGGATTTTTCCGGTTGTCCTGTTTTTCAAGAAGATGAAAAATATCTTGTTCCATCGGAAGGCGTAACAACAGATCAATTAAAGACCTATTTCCCCAATGGTGTAATTGTCTCTCCATTGACAATTGTTCAGGATAAGGATAATAGTAGTGTTACGGAAAGTCTTACCAGAATTTACAATTCAAATAAAATAGATGGCTGGGAGGAAAGCTGGGATAAAACGAAAAAGAACCTTACTTTAACGAGCGTGATCAAGACATCGACAGCTTCTACAGAGACTTATGTTTTGTTTAATGTGGATGCCGGACTTATAGGGTTTTCGAATGGTCTTTTCCAAATTGGCACAGAAAAGACAGTGGATTATCACAAGGCTTTGGATTTTGGTTTTAAGGTAAGTGGTGTTCCGTCCAATCTGAAGATAGTTATAACTTATGGCTCGCAAAACGCTCCCTTAACGGTGGAGATGGAAAATGATGTAATTCAAAGATTCCAGCTTTCTGATCTTTTGTTGGATACAGAAACAATAGGTAATTCTACCATTTGGTCAGTGCATGTGCAATCTTTTGACGGAGGTACATTATCCGCAGATGATTTGAAAGATTTGAATATCACATTCTCTTTCTATGGCAAAAAGGCAATAAGTTCGGATATTCCGGCTGACAAGGTTCTTTATGGGAACTATGATTATACAGTTACCCCGCCTTCTCCTTTGAAAGCACAATCAGGCACGTTGAATGTAAATGCACCTGCCATCAACAAAGAAATTTTGATTGTAAATAATGTAGATGTAACATTTAAGGTAACTTCAAAACAAGATTCATCACTTATTTCCCGTCCCAAAGTTGGTGATTTTGTGTATGGTGACAAAACATGGTCAACTGAATTGGACGGTACTAAAACTTGTGTTGGTGTTATTACCGATGTAAGAAGTAAGGATTTTGACTTCATAGGTTTGGAAGATCTGACTGCCAGTTTTTGGACAAATTCATTAGGCACTATTTCTGATGTAGTAACTGAAACAAATGAATCTTTAGCCATGTGTGACTTCGCAGGTAAGACAAATTCTCAAAATATCATACTTGCGAAACCAACGGAAAGCACGGCGGCACATCAGTGTGCAGCTTATTCTACAGAAGGATTCGGTACAAATTCTTGGTTCTTGCCTTCTTGTGGACAGTGGGGTGTAGCTCAATTAAACAGAGTTAAGATTGACACTTCAATAAGTGCGACAATCGGTTCAGATTCATTGAGTAGTGGTTCATATTGGACTTCGACACAATATAATTCAAATGATGCTTGGATTTTTGGTTGGGTTAATGGCACAAAAAGGGGAACGACCAAAAGTAATTCATATACAGTTCGTCCTTTCTGTACCTATGAATACAACCCTGTTCCAAACGGTGTATATATTTATGATAAAGATAATAATCGTTACACAAAAGAAGAATGGGTATCATCTGGTAAAGGAACATCTGCTGTATGTGGTATAGGCATTTCAACCGATACTGATTCGTTTATGGTATCGACGAATAAAAGTGGTGTAAACTATGCTTTTGGAGGTCAAGGTACTTTGATCTCCAATGTGCCAATGTTAAGCACTAATGTAGCAAGCACAGGCCTATACAAATCAACGCATGGTTTTATTTATACTGATGTGATAATATCTGCTTTAGGAATTGACAATGCACCTGCGGCAAAATACGCCAAGACATATATGTTTGGGAATGGACAGAATGGCTATTTACCTTCATATGGCGAGGCGACCACTCTGTATTCTTACAAAACACAAGTGGAAGAGATTTTGCGCATGTTGGGTCTTTCTTTATGGGGAAGTGTATCTATTCAAACTTGCACCCAGTATGGGACTTCAAATAATGCAAATCTTAATTGGACAAACGGGATTTATTTTGGACCAGGTAAAAATGACAGATATACAGTTTTACCTTTTACTCTTCTTCCTTTGCCTAATCCAGCAATTCCTATCGAGAACGCTCTTGTAAAAATAACATCTGCATCAAACAATTATCAGCAGAATACAAATAACAATGGAGAAGCTGTTATTTCTGTTGCATTAGGCGTTGATTATGATTATGAGGTCAGTGCTGATGGTTATGCAACGCAGAACGGGAAAGTCAGTGTATTAAATGAAGCGAAAACAATTGAGGTTACTTTGCGACCTGCAAGAGAGCTTACAGTAGTTGTCCATAGGAACACATTAGACGGGGCAACTGACGTTTCCGGCGTACAGGTTGTTGTGACTGAAAATAAGGAAGGAGGGGCGCAGATGGCTTCCGGTACAACTTCACAAAACGGGACAGTCGTTTTATTTGTACCAGACGGAAGCTATAAAGTAGCTTTTTCTAAAGATGGATTTGAAAGCAAAGAGGAAACGGTTGAAGTAAGCGGGAAAACTGCGTCTATCACCTTCCTTTTGCAGATATACAATACTATTAATGTTCAGGTAAGAAGAGTTGGCTCGATAAACTTTTTACCTTCTATATTGGAATTGAGACAGTCTGATGGAATAACCGTTTTGCAAACAGCTAATATAGGTGGAAATGGTTCTGGTAACTTTACAAATCTTGTTTATGGTAAGTATGTCCTATATGTTGCAGAAAGCAACAATGCAAAAGAAATGAGACAGGAAATAACTGTAAACAGTGAAGGAATGCAAGTACAAATGAATCTTATCCCTCTTTATAATCTGGTTGTAAAGGTATTGCCTTCTGGTGGTAACGTTACTTTCACTGGTTCGGATGGTGTTCAAAAACAGGCTTCGACAAATGCTTCAAACAATGCAACGTTTTACAAGATTCCTGCTGGAAATTATTCTATTAATGTTACAGGAGATGCCGGGTTTGAACCTATCAATACAACAGGCGTAATCGAACAAACAGCCGATCAAACTGTGAATCTGGAATACACCCTATACAAACCGAACAAGTTGGTGCAGATAACAAGTGACCAATCCAATTACCAATTAGATACTTCTTACAAATACGTTTCCCTTTTGATAGTTGGAAGAGGAGGTGAAAGATTTGAGTATTGGGAATCCTGGGATAGTTTTATATTGCTGGGTGGAACAACCGGACAAATTGTATATATTCCTAATATATTGATATCGGATATTTCAAACGGTCGAATAAATAAAATTACATTTAGTGGTGTTCCAAATGCAGGTAGTTGGACATACGGTACGAAATATTCCATAACATTAGGACAAACAACTTATGAATATGCAGCTTATAATGGGGTAAGCGATGCTCGTAATGATGCTGATATTGTTATGCCACAAAGAAGTAACCTATCTAATTATTCTGTATATAATGCAAAAAGTTCCGGTGCTATAACTGCTCACGCGGCAGGTACATTTTATTGTAGTGGAAGTTCCGGAAGTCAAAACGCAAAAGAGCAAACGTATTCTTTCGTAGGTCCAAGAATGCAACCGGAGGGTGCGCCAGGTGGAGACGGTAGATATGGATTTAAAAGCTCTTACGAAAGTCCTACTTTGGGAAACGTAACTAAGCCTGTCCAATCTTCAGTTACCATCCCTATTCAATCTATATTTGGAGGTACAAGCAAAGGTTCAGCAGGGTATCTGAACACTAAAAGTGGTTTGAGAACAGGTGCAGCTGCCTGTGGTAGTGCAGGGTATGGGGGTTCTCGTTCCGAAACACAAAGTGATGGTAAAACAATGATCTCCGGATATGGCTCTGGACAAGAAGCCTCACCGGCAGATGATGATGCAGGAAATATTATGAAACCAGGAGAAGGTATATTTTGTATATACTACCACAATGAACCTATTTGATAAACTAAAGGGAGAGGGTAACTATATACCAGTTTACAGAAATATTTAAAGTTGTAGATTTTAAATGTGTTAGTGTAAACTAATATATAGTTACCAAGAAGTGCAAGTTTATCGTGTTTTTTTTGAGAAAAGACTATCTTTGTGGGTAAGTATATACTTTGTTTTTAAACGTTTAAAAATTTCATAATCATGGATATAGTTAAAAGAATAGTAACAGCTAATTCCAATAAGCTGATAACTACTAATGGTGAAGCTGCACCTTCTTTAATCAGCAGTGCATGGAACTTTGCCACAATTGATAAAGATATTGTGCTGATTGACCAAAACGGACAAGAAGTTCCGTTTGTAATCATTCCTCTTTCCGAAGGGACAATTAAGGTAATCCTTTCAGGTGGAATGGAATACACCATTTCAAAAGCGGAAGTGAGTGCAAATATAGGAATGCCACTCATGTACATGGTTCAGAAGATTTTGAAAGAAGGGACAACGGCAACCAATCTTAGTATAGGTTTTTAAGGAAAGGAATTGACAATGAATTTAATAGGAAATATTAATGCAATTCCTTTTAGGAGATTCAGGAGCGGAAGTGGAGCCACCCCACCTTTCCCATCTATTCCTGGTATGATTGCAAGATATTCAGCATTAGATCTTACTAATGAGCAGATGGCTGCCAATCCTGTATGGGCAGATAAGACTGATAATGGCCATGACTTGCAAATGAAGAATTTCGCTTGGGGTGGAATGAGTGGGGTAGGTGGATATACAGAGAACTATAATAGTAATAAATGGTATAAGGTAGAATCAAGAATTGATGTCACTTGGACTTATAAGTCTTTTAATGCAAGATCAATAAAGGATAATAGATTAGCTCAATTATTTTATCAATCATTACCAAGTGATACTGGATTTAGGGTTTTATCATGTACTATCAAAGTTTCTGGTTTAACAGACGGACAAGGAATTGAATATGTTTCTAATGGATATGTTTCTAGTGGAACACAACCATCTGTTATAATGAGAATTGAAAATGATGGTATATATCATCTACCAAGTTTTGATTTTGGAGCTAAAAATGCTTATTACGGATTCAAGTTCTTAAAATTACAGGAATCTTGCAATATTACCATCGAACAACTTCCCCTCTACCCCGGTGCACTCGTCTTTGACGGAGTAGACGATTGGGCGGGATGTGACAACTTGCCATTATTGCCTAAAGAAAAAGGATATAGTATTATTGCATTGAGGAATTGGATAACACGATATGATGCAACTCAATATAAAAGACCTTTAATATCAAATCTTGACACAAATGATGGAGGCGCTTTTTTAATTGAATATAGAAAGGATGAAAATGTAAATGACGTTACGGGATCTTATAATAGTTTTACAGATGTATATATTGACGATAATAACCCTATTACATGGCAAACATCAAGTAGTTACAATGGTCAAATAATAAAAAAAGGAACATCTAAATCTACTAATAAGCTGTGTATTTGTAAAACTTATTTTGGCCAATTAAGTAATTATGCCAATGCTGCCATTTGGGAAATAGTCATTCTCGATCATGATGCCACCGAAGAAGAACTGACCAAGATCAAAGACTACTTCATCAAAACCTATCCCTGGCTCTTCCCCTACCAGGCATGGACTGTCACCGGCAAAACCAACGAGGACGAAGATCGTGCTACTATTGCCAACATTACGGGCAATGGTAATGATCTTGTACTGTCGAACGTTGCATTTAGTGAGAATAGTGGGTATGGAAGTTATCCGTTCGGTATGAATGTATGGAATCCAGATTATATTGCAGATCAACCATATGGTACAGTACATTATCCAAATGATTCGAAGAGTTATGCAACAACTGTAAAAAACAATGCGACCAATTTTAGAATAAAATTCAGATTAAGAGGATTGCCAGAAGGTGGGTCTTTTTTAATACGAGTGTTCGATATGAATGATTTAAATACAGTTCTTAAGACATATACGTACACGGAAAATGGCATACATGAGTTTGTTTATAATGATCCAAATAAACCTGCCCGGATTATATTGTATAATGGAAAAACTCTTTCAAATATTTCAGAATTTTATTTGGATATTATCCCCGAATACGAAGGCTATCTAGTTACTGATGGGGTGGATGATAAAGTTCAGAGCTCTAGTTTTACAATGAACGAAGATTGGACGATTGTTGGAGATTGGGAATTGTTATCAAATGTTCAGATCAATTGTGGCATTGTAAAAGCTCAAAATGTTTATCTGTATAACACTGCTAATGGATTGCTTATATCTATTAATAATCCACGTAGTTTACAAAGTTTTGGAACTAAATCATTGCATGCTATTTGCTCAGATGGTAGATTATATGATCGAAATTGGGTTGAGTATGAATATACCGTAGATCAAAATTTTGAGATCGTTAAATCAAGTTTGAATATAGGATTTAACTTAAATAATTATACCCAAATAGCTTTTAAGAACTTAGGCATATATAACGATCAACTCCTCTCCAAAGACGACTGTATCAAAGCATATAACTATTTACAAACTTTAAAAGCAAAATAATATGAAGAAGTACAAAGTTTTATTCTGTGATCTGGATGATACGTTAATTGAGACATTAAGTGGTAAAACATTTCCTAAAGGAATTTGGGATATGAAAATCAAATTTGATGTTTTGGATGCAATTAAGCAGTTTTCTCCTGAGTATGTTTTAATTGTAAGTAATCAAGGGGGAATTGAAGCTGGTTTTGTGGATTATCAAAGATTTCAATCTAAAATAGAATATGTATCACAATGCGTAAAAGAATATTGCGGAGTAAAATGCTATTCGGAATATTGCACCACGAATGATAAAAATGATTTGTATAGAAAACCAAACGTAGGAATGCTTAATCATCTTTGTGAAAACTATGTTGGCGATGATTTTGATTACATAAAATCTGTTACACTTATGATAGGTGACGCAAGTGGATTTGAAGGACAGTTTTCTGATAGTGATAAAAGAACCGCAGAAAATTTCGGGATTGACTATCTTGATGTAAATGAATTTGTTAATTTGTATAATAAAAAGAAATAAAAATAGATGAAATACGCGATTGTAGATTTATTATGGGCAAAATCACATGGTATTGAAATACTGCCCGAAATGAGAACAAGTATAGATCAGAGTAAAGTTATTCTACATGAAGAAATGCTGTTACCATTTGGTGACGAAGATTTTCCGAGATATTCGTTTAGCGATCCGGAATTTCTTAATCTTTTATCAAGCGACGGATGGACTTATCCGGAAGGAGAAGAACCTGTAATTAACAGAGATTTTAGTCGCATAATGGCTTTAAACATTCTTAATGAAGAAGTAGCTAAGAATATAAATACATATGAATTAACTCCAGCTGAAGCATTGCAGGTAAAAGATCGTTATCCTGAATGGATTGCTGGTATTACTGTTAAAGTAGGAGAAAGATATTTATCTGATAATGTTCTTTGGGAATGTATCCAGGGGCACACAACACAGGAAAACTGGAAACCTTCTATCGCTACGGCAAGCTTATGGAAAGTAGTAGATGAAGAACATAAAGGTACTATTGAAGACCCTATCATCTATATTCCACCTATGGAAATATTTAAAGATAAATACTATATCCAAAATGGTATAAAATATAAATGTACAAGAAATAGTGAACAACCTCTTACACATGATTTATCAGCCCTTGTTGGATTATATGTTGAGAAAGTTTAATTATTAATAAGCTAAGGATGTCACAGGAAATCTACAATAAGACCGTGTTCAAACGGTTCTTCAAAGAAAACGATCCTGCCGTAATGGAATGGGCGGAGAATGTACTTGAAAAGGTATCTTCTCCCGGCATTCTTCCTACTTTTATAAAGAAGGACGGAGAGGATTTTAAGGCGTATTGGGAAACAGTCTGTCATATCTTTGCGCTTGTTGTTTTATATGCTAAGCAATACAATGAGATTGACACAAACAAGATTCTGTTTGAGCTTTTTATTGAAAACAGAGGACTTGTGACAGACGAAGTGAACACACTTGAACAGATGAAATATCTGTTCAATAATTATGTGAGGGAATATAGAAAAAGAGGAACACTTGATATTGTAAACAAGGAAGGCATGATACTTGGGGAGCTCCTCCGTCTTATTAGATATAAGACGGAGGATGAGTTTATATTTGCCCTTTTAATGTCTCGTGATACTGGATGGACAATGGGGTGTAGCTCTCCTACATGGAACAGGACAGACACAGTTCTAAATGTTACAAAAGGGTATGAGACAACGGAAAGCGTAAAAGATTTGAATGCCTATCCACTTGTGAACCCTACAGGTGTTGTTATTGTGGATGATATAGACAACAATGGCACTCCTATACAGGTAATGACTTTCGTTGGAAATGCTTTGGTGGGTATTTCTTCTGAAATTGACAAAACGAAGCTCCTTCCTATTTCAGAAAATCTTTCTTATCAGATTTCTTTTAAGGTTAAAACATCTTCCGCAAGCAACCAAAATTTGAAATTCGGTGTGGAAGTGTTTAACGAAGCCGTTCAACCTATGATATGTAAGGAATCTTATGGAAGTGCAGAGAGCAACAATTTTGTTTCCGGCAGTAAAGGAATCCTGGAACTTCCTGTAGCTGGAGTGTATTATGAATGCCGGGCAATTCTATCGAGAAAGAACAGGGCATACGCGAAGCAGTTAGAACTTAATTTCTCGAAAGGGAGAGGACTTCAAATGAAAGACGGAATGAAATTCTTGTCATTAAGTCTTTCGCAAGACAGGTCAAATCCTTCCTCTTCCGTGTATATTTATGATATAAAGATAAAACCGCTTTTCCTTCCATTCTATCAAGGTAATTTAGGGGAAAAGGACGTGATAGCTGCTTATTATCTTAATAATTCCCTTACAAGCGAGGAAGGAGTAAAAGGATTTACAGAAGATTACCTTGTTACCTACAAAAACATAATGGGTAGTGAGGATATTCAGCCTTTGAAAAAGAAGAATGTTATTTTCAAAGTATTGTCGGAGAGGGGAGCTTACATAGAAGGAGCTTCTATTTCCATTTTAGACAAACGTCTTGTGACGGACAGAAACGGGGAAGCATCTATTGTACTTTATCCTGGTGACTATTCTATTGATGTGGAGAAGTCTTTGTTCATGAATATAGAAGATAGATTGTTTCAGGTATTGGAAGACGATGAAGAAACGCAGGTGGAATATATTCAAATGCAAGGAGATGTGTATGAAAGAAAAGTCACGTTCGTTGTAAGGGACGAAAATGAAAGACCTATACAAAATGCCTTTGTTACTTTTAATGGTGAATTTAAATATACAGATTCTTCTGGTAATGCCATATTTATGGCTTTTCCTGGCTTATACCCTTATACTGTAAGCAAGACGGATTATTATACCATAAGTAAGAACATCAATGTACAAGACGATCAATCCGAACCTGTAACGCTTATATTGATACCAAGATATACGATTACATTTACGGTGACAAATTCATCTACTGGCGCAGTGGAAGGTGCAAATGTGACACTTACCGCAAAGGACAGACTGGCAACAGAGGATACTGTCGCTTATTCGGAAAGCAAAAGAACGGGCACGAATGGGAAAGTGACATTCACGAATATATTGGGAGGTGATTACACTTATCTTGTTGAAAAGCAAAACTGGATTCCTGTAAATGGGGATGTTGTTGTGGACAGTAATAAGGATATACAAGTGAGCTTCAATCCTATGCCTACTTTTAACATGACGTTTACTGTAAATGATTACAACACCTTTACGGGAGAGAAAAAGCCTTTAAATGGGGCTACTGTGAAATTTGCCGGTTTGACAAAACAGACTTCTGACAATGGACAGGCTGTTTTTGAAGGAGTGTTGGGAGGAAAATATTCTTATGATGTATTTTACGACAACAATCATCAACGGGTATATGTGGAAAACTATGAGTTTTACAATAATTCAAACCTTACGATAGACTTGAAACAACTTACCTATAAGACTACTATCAAGGTGTACGGTGCAGAAGGAACAGTCGTTGAGGGCGCGAAAGTGAAAGTAAACGATAAGGATTTTGTGCAGGAAGATTCTTCTGGTGTTGTGTTGGAACTTCCTAATGGACAATACACTGTCATAGCATCCTATGAGGAATATGAGGACAGAGAGCAGCAATTTACTGTAAATGGAAATGATCAAGTGGTGAGCATCTATATGGATCAAACCTTGTATGATCTTACATTTGTTGTAACAGAGGATAACGGTATCATTTCCAACGGTACAAGAATAACACTTAATCAAGGAGGTGCAGGAGAACAAACAGGTCTGACTAATAACGGACAGATCAAATTCTCTGTTCCGAGAATGCGTTATGATTGGGTGGCTTCGAAGCAATATTTCAATAACCAGACAGGGGTTGTGCAACCAAATGACCTTCCAAAGACGGTGAATGTTGCAATGCCAAGAAAAGAAACGAGAGTGCAGTTCTATGTTTATAATTCCGATACAGGGCTTCCAGTTTCAGGAGCTTCTGTAAAACCAGAAGGACTTAGTGCGCAAAATACAGGGTCGGACGGTACAACGACCTTTATGATGCAGATGGGGAAAACTTACAGATATGAAGTTTCCGTTTATGACTATCAGCCTACGGAAGGTTCTGTCACAGTTAATCAGGAATCAATGCCACAACAAAGGGTAGGTGTTTCTAACAAGACTTACAGTGCTCATATTACAGTGAAATCCCGAAATGGATATAACATTAATCGAGCTTACGTAACTTATGGAGGAAAGAGTGGGTACACCAACTCACAAGGACAGCTTACACTTACTGGAATACAATCAGGGTCGTATAATGCCACTTGTACGGCAGACAATTATCAATCCCAAACGAAAAACAATATTGCAATATCGGGAGCTGACATGTATATAGATTTCACTCTTGACTATGAGCTTACGACAACTTATATTTATCTTAGAAAGGAAAATGTATTGCAACCTTATGCTTCCGTGAATATAAGAACTACCGCGCCTGACGGATCGTCTTATTACAGTGGTACAGATCAGACAAATGAAAGTGGTAGGATAACGGTTTCTTCTCCTTCTGGAGGTTATGTGTATGCTTCCGCTACGGATTCGGAATGTGTAGGGACAGGGGATGAATCAACGAACGCAGGAAGGAGCAGTATTTACCTTTATCTTTGGAAAGCTCTTATCGTTTCTTATAGCGGATCGCCTCAAACGCCATCTGTATCAAATGGCGTTTATGAAATAGTGGGGAAAGAAGTAAGGGTACAAGGCGGAAGTAGAAATACAAGTAACCCTTCTACTGTGTATGCCAATTTCAGAAATCATACAAGAGCTACTGCAATCAAACAGTGGCCCGAATCATTTTCTATTCAGGGAAGTTCTGGCACTTATAATGTGAACGCTGCCGGCGGCAACCATTCTGCCTTTAGAGGATGTACAAGTCTTTCATCGATTGCAACAAACACAATTCCTTCCATTTCAGGGGGTGTTATCTGTTGGTTTAGAGATTGCACAAGTCTTAGGTCTATTCCTTCTGGTTTGTTTACCAAAATGACAGGTAATTCTTGTGCGGGTGCTTTCTGGAGCAGTGGGGTTACAAGTCTCCCGAGTGGTCAACTTGTTCCTACTTCATGTGTTTATCATTCTTCCTTGTTTAGAAGTTGTAAGAGTTTGACTTCATGCGTTGGCAATGGTACTTTTGGAAGGGGAGGTGGCACAGAAGATTTCCATGCTGTATTTTTTGAATGTACGGCTTTGAAAAATACAGGAGGTCAATCAGCTACAAGTTCTCCATTTAGCAATTCAACGAATGCACAGTATATGCAATATACATTTCAAGGCTGCACAGCCATAACCGAACTTCCGGTATTATGGTTCAGATATTGCACAAACATTGTTTCTTTTGTTGGTTGCTTTGTCGGTTGTACAAGTCTTGTCGACGGCTGGTCTACCGCTATGTTTTCTTTCTCTTCGAAGGCAACAAATATGCAGTCATTGTTTGAGAATTGTACTTATTTGTCTATTCCTTATGGACAGGGACTTCCGTCAAGTGTAACAAACGCTTCAAGAATGTTTGCGAATTGTAGGAATTTATCTGATATATCTTCTTTTGATATGAAGAATGGAAAGTTGCAGAATGCAGAAAGTATGTTTGAGAACACGGGTGTGAAACAAATTCCCGCTAAGTTCTTTAATGATCTTACGACACTTACCAATCTTAGGAGATGCTTTGCAGAATGCACGTCACTCACTTCTTTTGGAAGAACAGGGAATTATGTAGGACAACCAGGAACATCTGCACGACCTGTGATTATGGATATAGGAAATCAGTTTAATAATACCAATTTTGAGAATATCAGCGGTAATTTGAATTGTACTGAAATGTTTGCAAACTGTACAAATCTTTCTTTAGGAATAGAACAGTCTTATGTAGTTTCTTATACATCTTTTTATGATCGTTCTGTTGCAGGGGTAGGAAAAGTTAATATGGACAGAATGTTTTATGGTTGCTCGAAACTTGGAACTGTCCCTGTTATTCAAATCCTTACAGGATCATCCAATTATGTAAAGATAACGGAGTCTGGGAACAATAACGTAACAAGTCATAGTCAGACTTTTACAGGTACGAATTGCGAGGGTGTCCCAAGTGGATGGAAATAAGTTGAAAATTTGTTTATTTCATTTTGCTATTTATATTTGTATCATAAATATCAGATAAATGAGGTTAGTAGAAAGACATATTATAAAAGATAACAGATTTGAAGATATTTGCCTCAAATCTGGATTGTTGTATAACTATGTTCTCTATTTGGTTAGACAAGGTATCTTCAATAAAGAATATCTGAAAGAATATGATCTTTCTACTAAACTTGGGAGAGAAAATCAGTTTGATTTTAGAAATTTGCCTTGCAATGTTTCTCAACAAGTAGTCGGACAAGTGTTCAAGTCTATCAATTCTTGGATAAAGCTGAAAAAGGATTTTGAAAAGAATCCAGCTAAATATAACAACTGTAGACCTCATCTTCCTTCTTATAAGAAAGGAAAGAAACAGAATATGGTAGTTTTTACAACAAATACTTGTAGAGTTAAAGAGGGATATATTTACTTCGTTAAAAATATAATTCAACCAATCAAAACCAAAATAGGAGACGGTAAATTATGTCAAGTTAGAATTATACCACAAGCTACTTGCTATGTGGTTGAAGTGATTTATGAAAAGAAAGAACAAGATTTGAATTTGAGCAAAGATAATGTTCTTTCGATTGATTTGGGATTGAATAATTTATGTTCATGTGTTAACAATGTAGATAAACAGCCTTTCATTGTAAACGGACGAATTATGAAATCTTTTAATCAGTGGTACAATAAGAGAAAAGCTAAATTAATGTCTTTTGCAGGAGATAAAGGAACTTCAAAAAGACTTAGACAACTTAACAATTATAGGAATTTTTGGATAGAGGATCATATTCATAAGGTTAGTAGATTTATTATAAACTATTGTGTCGACAATAATATCGGTAGTCTTGTAGTAGGACTGAACAAAGGATGGAAACAGGAAATTAATCTTGAAAAGAAAACAAATCAGAAGTTTGTAGAAATTCCTTTTTCAAGACTTATAGATAAAATCTCCTATAAATGTAAATTAGTTGGAATTAGTTTTTATCTTAGCGAAGAATCCTATACATCAAAAGTTGATCATTTGGCTTTTGAAGAATTAGGAAAACATGATGTTTACTTGGGTAAAAGAAAGCAACGTGGATTGTTTCAAAGTTCTGTAAATAAACTGATTAACGCAGATATAAATGGAGCTATTGGAATTGGAAGAAAAGTATTCGGTGATTCTTACGTAAGTAGGATAATCGATAGTGGATTAGCGTTTAACCCTATCAAGGTAAACATTTCATAATGTGAATTTGATAAATGAAATTTTAAATTTTAATAACGTGAGCAAGTTAAATGTTAGCAGAAATGTTTTTTTAGAGAAAGAAGAACTTTCAAATATGATTTCTTTCTTTGCTACAGCACCGCTTATGAAGGCGGTGCTACAGGCATCTTATTCCTTTGGGATGATTACGAATGACCCGTCTAAGATCAATCCTAATACAGTTAACAAACCAGTAGAAGATGAAAATCTTATAGAACCTTTTAAAGTGGAAACAGGAACAAACTCTGGCACTATTAAGGTACTTCCTGGGATGGCTCTTACCAGTGCCGGGAACTTTATAGATATCAATGTAGAAGATAACATTTCTGTTCCAAACGATAGTAACTTCTATTGGGTAAAAATAGGATACAAGACACGGAACTACGAAAAGGGTTATGTGAGTGTCAATTCACAAGGTATTGTATCGGGTTCTGTTGATTTTACTGGAAAAGTAAGAGGACAATCTTCATCAACTCCCGTTTCTATCCGGTTTGAAAAGCAAGATGGTTCTGTTCCACTTAACAATGGGGTTTATCAGATCGTAAATGTGATTGATAGTCAGAACTTGTTACTTACATCTGCTTCTACTTTTGTTGCAGAATCCAATCTTCGGGTAATTGTGTTGGGTACACTTCCTTTGGGAGGCGTTTTGACACAAGAACAAAGAGATGGTTTGTACACTTATGACGATTATGTTATTTCTTTAGTACCGGAAGTAAGTCTTTCCACACCTCCTGAAAAAGAAGTAGATGAATATTACATTGCACGTGTTCAAAATTCAGGTGGATCGGTATCGGTTTACAACGAAGTGAAAAGTGAGTATTGGTCGCTGGGAAATATTTTTATGTCAACTTCCAAATAACAAGGATATGTTAAGGTTTTATTACACGACAAGCGCAGGGTACAATAATCAACAAACTAAGATTTCCGATTCTTTGGGTGGGTACAAATCATCCACCCCTGTACCCAATGACATGTTTAGCAATTTATTTGATGAAATAAGCCTTAATTTGGCTTCAAATCCTCGTGAGCAATACATTGCACTTATTCTGAAAAATGAGGGCGCAGAAACGCTTAAAAACGTCAATATGTGGTTTTCTGCTGTAACGGAGAATCCGTATGGTAAAGTCATGGTAGGAGCAATAGGAATGAACAAGGATGAAAACGATAATCCGGTTACACCAAGGACATCTTCTATTTATGAGAAGCCCTATTGGATTCAATTTTATGATGCAACAGAAGACGATAAAGTTACATTGGGTGACATTGAATCGGATGCTGAAATTTGTTTGTGGTTCTCACGGGTACTTGATGGAAAAATTATTCGAGAAGACTATAACAATGTGGCAGAGAGAGATACGAACACCCAAAACCGCTATAAGAAGGTTGAAAAAGAGACCGATGAGATTTTTGACATTAATTTGGTTTGGGAATAGTTACAAAAGTTGTAGTTTTGTCAGCGAGACAGGGGAACAAAAACTTCCCCTTCTTTTATCACTTAAAATATACAACTTTTGTATGCAATGATTTTATAATCTAATTTCGACAGCAATGACAAGACGAGAAGAATTTGAAACGATTTATGAATACTTACAGGGGAAACTGACAAACAACCCGAAGTATGAGTTTCATGCAAAAAGAAAGGACAGGGAAAGGATAAAAGATTTTCTTGAAAATGAAATAGTGGGGAATCTTTGGAACTATCTTACTTTTCAATTTAATAGGCAGGTTTTTATTTTGTCGGTGTCGAAATTGAGTATTATTCCTCTTCCTAATGTGATAGGGAAAGCAGCTATTGAAAGATGGAGAAAACGAACACAAAAGGATATGTGGTTTACCTCTAAATTCGTTATGGAATACGACCTTAGAAACCCTATCCAGAAAGAAGAAGCCTTGTCTGATTCCTATTTGGATAAAGAAAGACAGCTTTATTTTGATTCTCCGAGAGGATACATCCTTTGTGAAAGCTATGATGGGTTTTTGTATCATGAAAAGAAATGCAAAGGATGCAGGTATATAAAATTGTGTGAAGAAAAATATAAGGACAGATGAGAAAAAGAAGAAAGGAACTTGAAGTTAAAATTGTCCCTTGTTTTTACGATGCGAAAAGAGCAGAGCTTTTGATCGTAAGGTACGGATGGTTTGGAAACCCTAAGTTTGTAAGGAGTTTCGGGTTTATCTATCTTTCGAGTAAGGAAAGTGAGAAAAAGATGGACTATGTGTGTGAATTAATAGATAGGTTTAACAGAATACAAAGTTTAAATTGTTATGGAAGAAAAAGTAATGTATGACGTGCGTTCAGCACTTATGACAGGTGAAATTAAAGAAGTAAAAAAATGGGAAACAACTACTTTCAGAGGTCTGGAGTATATCATCCCGGAAGGAGAACGTGAAATGGCTAAAATTGGCAGAGATGTGTTTTTCACAAAAGAAGAAGCAAAGAAAGCTATTAACGCAACGGTTGATAAGAGAGTTCAGTATCTTGAAAATCAGATTGAAAGAATTAAAAGCTATAAGTTTGAGTAACGTGCTGAAAAAGAAGGAGAAATACGAATATCGTCCTTGTAAAAGATGTGGTGAAAATCATTACATCTACAATAGGATGAAGTGGCTCTGTAAAGATTGTGACACAGAAACAACCAAAGAACGTAGAGGTGACCTTCAATCCTTATTTACGGAGATATGGCAGGAAAGACCTCATGTTTGTGTAAAATGTGGAAAACCTTTGGGGGATGAACCAAAAGCTATTTTCTTTTCGCATACCAGATCAAGAGGAGCAAGACCGGATTTGAAGCTGGATAAGAACAATATCGAACTTCTTTGTTCCGCTTGTCACAGATTACATGAATTTAACGAAAGGGAAATCGTATGAAAAAGATTCTTGTATTGACGGTATTGTCGTTTATTCCCCTTCTTGTTTCTGACGCAAAAGTTCTTTCCACTACGAAAGAAGATAGAGATAAGGTTGTGTGGGAAAGGTTGGTTCATGCCATTTGCATGGTTGAATCCGGTTGCGATGATAAAGCGAAAAACAAGGTAAGCTCCGCTTCTGGTAGGTTTCAGATGTTGAAGGTTTATGTGGACGAAGTGAACCGGATAAAAGGGAGACATCTCTATTCCTATAAAGACAGATTTGATCCTGTAAAGTCAAGAGAAATGTTTGAAATATACCAATCCCACCACAACCCTACCAAAGATATAGACAAGGCGATCGTTCTCCACAGAGGAAAGAAAGTCAAGTCTTATATTAGGAAAGTAAAACAGGAAATGTATAATCTTTAATTTTTAATGCTATGATGGTATGCTGGACAGAAGGATGCTATTACTTTGAAGGCAAAGTGATCAGTTCCTACCAAGTGGAAGATGGCACTATGCTGGTAGTGGAAACGCAGAACGGACGAACAAGGGAAGTTCTTAGAGAAAATGATCATTTAATTGAGTTGGATGTATGCGAATAGATGAAAACATGGAGGTATTACTTCAATCCGTTGCAAATTTATTTGGGGATTTGAAACTGAACGTTCTGAAAGGAAAGTTGGAAGATGTAATAGCACTTCAAGATACGAAAAGTATTGCTGACTTTACTGAAGAATGTGTTAAGTGGTCAGAAAAAGAATATACGAAAAAACAGCGTATGTTTGTGTTTTCTGATGGGAAATTGGCTTTGACAAGGATATTTATTGTTTCCGCAGAAATGGATTACACGGACGAAGGTGTACCGGAAATAATCATAAATAGAATGCCGGACGATGTAACGTTAAAGGACAATCCTTACAAGAACATTCACGTCCGATACGAAAACGAGGAAAATTGTTCCCGTGATTTCGACAGGTTGAAATTAGTGTTGAATTAATAATCTATGGCTAAGGAAGTTATAGTAAAGAATTTAAATCTCGTTGGAATGACAGACTATTTCAATGAGCATTATAAAAAGAAAGATGGAGGAAAGTTTTCATACTGGAATATTAGAGCTTATGCGGTAATGGGCAAAGTCCCCTCTTATTTAGGAGAAGGATTGAGTATTGTTCCTTGTGTGCCGGTAGGTAGTAATGTAAGGTTGTGGAAACTTGTGAAAGAAATAAAATAGAAAAATGAAATGAAAATATATGTAAGTTTGCCTATTTCTGGGCATGATATAGAAGAAACAAAAGAATATGCAGAAAAGGTTAAGAAGTTTCTTGAGGAAAAATGCGATGAAATTATTACCCCTTTTGATGCTTGTGATGAAGAAGGTAAACCCTATTCCTATTACATGGGTAAGGGTATTGAAGCACTTTTAGAATGTGATGCTGTTTTCTTTGTACCAAATTGGCAGGAATCAAAGGGTTGTATGGCAGAATTTGAGTTGGCAAGAATTTATGGAAAGAAAATTTTAATGTAAAGAAAATGAAAAGTTCGAGTGATACATTTTACATATATGCGCTGTATGATCCGGTTATTGGAGAAAAGTATTTGTATTATATAGGACAGACGAAAGAATCTTTGAGAAAACGCTTAAACCATCATTGTCATTATGCAAGAAAATTTAGACAAAATGGTATTGGTAGAAATCCAGAAAAACAAAATTGGGTGTTCAGTATTCTTGAAAGAAATGATTGTCCTTCAATATTATTACTTGATAAGTGTTATGATTAAAAGAATGCGGATGAAAAAGAAAGATTTTGGATAAAGTTTTGTAGAGATATTGGGCATCCATTGCTAAACAAGTCTACTGGAGGTTTTTCTGGAGGAAGATTTTGCCTAAGTGAAGAAGCTAAAAAGAAACAATCTAATTACGCTTCTAATAGAACTGAAATTCATAAAATTAGGAATAGAGAGGCAAATAGAGGTAGGAAATATTCCGAAGAACATAATCAAAGGTGTCGAAACAGTAGATTAAATGGTAGACCCGTTGTAAGAACCAATTTAAAAATAGCCCAATACGATTTAAGTGATAATTTGATTGGTATTTACGATGGAACAATGGATGCTGTTAGGAAAACTGGCGTACCTTATCAAGCAATACAAGGATGTTTATGGGGAAGAATGAAAACAGGATATGGATTTAAATGGAAGTTTACAAACGAAAAATTTAAAAGAAAATGAAATCATCAAGTAAGTATTTGATATGCTATGATTGCGAAACTGGTTCGATTCCTTCAAAAGACAAACCGGCTTTTGATACAATTGCACTTATAGAAATTGCATTTGTGGTCATAGATATGGAGAAATTGGAAATATGTGAAGAAGTGTCTATGATTTTGCCACATGACTATAAAGAAGGGCTGGTTTATAGTGCAGAAGCGGAAGCAATACATGGCATTACTGAATCTATCCAGAATGAAAAGGCAATTTCGTTAAAAGAGGCTTACAAAAAGTGTCTGGAGATTTTCAAAAGGTACAAAAATCCGCGTCAATTATGCACGCTTTGCGGACATAATATAGTAGGGTTCGATAATGCCTTTTTGGAGAACTTTTTTAAGTTCATGGGAGATGATCTAAGCAAGTATGTAAAGTTTTCGTTGGATACGATGCAATTGGCTCACATGGCTTATGGAGAGGTTGAAAACTATCAACTGCATACCATTTGCGACAAAGAAGGCATTGATTTGGTGAACGCCCATCGTGCCGGTGATGATACCTATGCGAACGCACTGCTTATGATAAATTTCGTAAAGAAACTTCGAGGGGAAGGAACAGCTACCGAACAAGACGGTATGACGGTCAAGAATCCTTTCCGAGAAAAATTTGCTTTGTAAAGCATGGCGATAGTATATAATTCAAAAGGTGGGATTCTGACTGATTTGCAAGCAAAGAGGTTGTTTACTACTGTAGACGATATAATAGACAGGCTTCCTTCTCCTACTATATCTCAACTCTTTTCAGGGGGATATAAAAGGGATATGGATAAAATGCTTGAAACTATTATAGATCAAACAGAGTATGCAATGAATTTTGGACGATCTCTTGATACTGAAAAATTGGGATATGTGGACAACTTGTTTGCTTCAATGGATGAAAACCTAAGAATCCTTTCGTACAATTATTTCAATGCGACTGTCCTTTCCAATTTCAATTTAGGATGGAGAAATTTGGAATGGGGGAACCTTACGCAGCTCTTTCCTTGGAGCAGTTACCTGTGCGCCCGAGGAGCAGGCAAATGTCTATGTATCAACACTTTAGTTGTTATGGCGGATGGCTCTTTGAAGAAGGTACAGGACATAAAAGTAGGTGACAAAGTAATGGGACAGGACTTCAAACCTCGAAAAGTCTTAGAGCTTCACAGAGGAAGATGTCCTATGTATGAAGTAAGGCAAATAGGTGGTATGGATTATACCGTAAGCGAAGGACACCTGCTTTGCCTATCCGATAGGAGCATTGTTCCTGTAGAAGTGGCGGAAATGAACCTTAGAAAGGGTTTTTCTTATAAAGGTTATAGGTCTACTAAGAACGGACTAAGAGAGACGGAAATTTATGTGTCTTTGGTTGGTGAAGATGACTATTACGGTTTTACCTGTGATGGTGACCATAAGTTCCTATTAGAAGATGGTACGGTTTGTCATAACAGCTATATGTGGTGTTATTCCTTTCCTTTGTGGCGATTGTATTCTTACACGAGACCTATGCTCTATGGAGGTGATACGGTTGACAACAAGAACCGGAAAGAGACGGCTATGATCACAAACACTATGACACTTGCAAAGGTGCATGTGAACAAGATCATAGAAGAAATCACTACTAACGATATTTTAAAAGAAAAACTTGATCCGAATGGAAAGGCGAAATTAGGTGAAACAGTAATAGAAGGTGAGAACGGTGCTATACTTCATGTCCGTGGTAAAGACGGGTTTATTCGTGGTCTGCACGTTGGTGCAGCAATCATAGACGATATGCCGGACGAAAGTTCTTTGTATAGTGATGAACAAAGGGAAAAGCTGAAGGAAGTCTTTAGGGGTACAATTACACCTATTGTAGAACCATACGGGTATTTGATTGTATCCGGTACACCTTATTCAACTGCTCCGAATGAACTGTACAATGTGATAAAAGGTGATAAACGTTTCTATTCGTTTGAATACCCTATTGTTTTCCCGGACGGTAGACCACTTGCACCGGATAGATACACCTTTGAGGATATAAAAGCAAAAAGGACAGAGCTTGGTTCTATTGTATTTGCTCGTGAGTATTTGGTTATCCCCATTTCAGACAATTCAACGATATTTCCTTATGAGTATCTAAGAAGATCGACTGTAGGGATGGACAAGGTTTCTTTTGCTGATAGTATAGAATTTTTCCCGTTTGAACTTCAAAGGGTAGTGGTAGGATGTGACTTTGCTGTATCCGGTAATATTGGTGCTGACTATACTGTCTATTCTGTTTGGGGTATTGACTATTCGAACAACTTCTATCTGATAAACTATTTCCGTGCAAAAGGAATGTCCCATAATGAGCAGGTGGACAAGATCGTTCTTTTCAACCGTCTGTACAAGCCGGACAAGATAGTATGCGAGGCAAACGGTTTCCAAGGGATCTTGTCTGCACTTGCAAGAGAAAGGGGTCTTTCCAATATCGAGCAGTTTACAACAACAGAAGGGAACAAGAAAGACCTCTATTCCGGTCTTCCGTCTTTGTCTGCCATGTTTGAAAGAGGACAGATTAAAGTTCCATACAAGGAAGGGGACGCAAGACAAAAGGTAGAGTTGATGTTCAGTGAGTTTGCGTCCGTTACTTTCAGAAGCGATAAAGGGAAATTGGAAGCGAGTTCGGGACACGATGACATTGTGATGAGTAGCTGGCTCAGTATCAATACTTTGCGTGAAGAAAACGAATCAGATAATAATTTTAGTATAAACATGATATAAACAAATATATAGATCATGGGCAAACTGAATCCCGGCTTCATGGCGGAAATCTTTAAATTGATGTTTTCCGATGAAGTCATAATGCGTATAGCTTCGGAATATTTGAAATATGAATTGATTCCTAAAGAATGGGTAGGTTATAAATTCATTCTTAGGGAAGCGATCTTACAATATACAGAAAAGAACAAGCTACCTTCTATCGGTGCTATTTGTCAGAAATTATGTGACGAGGATGTCGTGCAGCTCGCTGCAAAGGAAATAAAGAAGGCGGCTTTGATAGATAGGGAAATTGCAATAGACCAATTGCAGTCTTTTGTCAAGGAAACGGAATTTGAACTTCTTTCAAGGAAAGTGCATGACTTGTATGAAGAAGGAAAGAAGGAAGAAGCAATACGTGTCAACGCTGAAGAATCCCAAAGGATATTGGAGATGTCCTTTCGCTCCAAATCAGGGGGTTTCCAGTCTGTTTTCGGGGGTTTCCAGCAACGTATGCTTGAAAGACGCATGGATGCTGCTACAATAACGGAAAAGCCAGTAAAAATTCCTTTTGGAATCGACAGGTTGGACGATATATCTTTCGGTGGCATGGAAATAGGGGACACAACGCTTTGGATTGCTCGCAGCGGCACAGGAAAAACGACTGTATTGAAATGGCATGGGTATTCTGCTGCCATTAGAGGTGTGCCGGTTCTTCATATCCAGTTGGAAGGTGGGGTTAAAGCCTGTATGCAAATATATGATCAGCTATGGTCTGCCCAATCCTATTCTGATATTAAATCCGGCAATATTAGTCCAAAGGATAGAAAGAAGATAGAACAAGCTATCAAAGAGGTAAAGGAACTTAGTTCTGACATTGAAGTGTATGGATTCAAAAAGTTCGGGCAGGCTTCCATGAGTGATGTTAGGCAACTTTGTTATGACTATTTTAATACACATGGCAAGTTTCCCGGATTGGTGATACTCGATTCTTTGGATTTGGTAAAGACCGGCATATCCAAAAAGATAGATTCTGACCCCGACCACAAGAAAGAAAAGTTACAGACGTGTGCCCAGTTATTAAAGAACTTGGCTGATGAAATAGGTGCTCCTATTATTACAGCCACACAGACAAGTGATGTTCCGTTTGAAGTATGGAACAACCCAGACAAGGTGATCGACCGCTCTTATACGGAAGGTGATAAAACGCTTGTAAAACCTTTTTCTTTCGTGTTTACTCTGAACATGACAATAGAGGAAAAAGCAAACGCAACAGCCCGTATTTATGTCGATAAGCTCCGTGATTACAAGGAAAGTCAAGAAGTGATTACGATTGCTACCAATTATGACAAAAGACGATTCTATCACAGGGGGCGAACGATGGAAATGTATAATCAAGTTTCCGAAAGGAAAGAGGAAAAGAAACAAACTCGCAGAAAAAAGGCGCAAGCAGATAAAATGGAAAGTATTTAGGGCTATGATACGGATAGACGAAGAAGAAGTAAAGGCAGCGATCGGACTTCGCATATTCGGTTCGCAGGGGTGGCTCTCCAACAAAAACATGGATTGTCCCTATTGTGGAAAATCGAAGAAATGGGGTGTCCTTTTGAATCCTCACGGCGGTGTGTTTCACTGTTGGAAATGTGGTAGTAAAAAACCATTGAAGGATTTCCTGGACAAGATAGGAAGGAAAGATCTTATACGGATGGAATATCAAAATTCATTAAGTGTAAAACTTACACCTTTGAAAGATGATGTGGATGAAGATGTGTCCGAAGAATTGCCGGAAGTAAAACTTCCCCTTCGTCTTGAAAGACTGAAATCTGACCCTTATTTAGACGAAAGAGGGTTTAGAGCGTATCATTACGCACTTTTTGAACCTTCTGAAACCAAATCTATTTTAGAGAAGGATTTGAAAAACTATATCATCTTCAAAATGAAAATGGACGATAAGTTGGTAGGGTGGCTCGGCAGAAGCAGATATTCCAAAGAGTGGCATAAAAGAGATTTGGAAAGGGCAAAGGAAACCGGTACTAAACCGCATTTGCGATATGAAAACAGCATAGGGACGAACTTTACAAAAATATTAGGCGGTTACAATGAGCTTTCTTCTATTACAAAGGACGTGATAATAGTGGAAGGGTTATTTGACAAAGTAGGCATAGACAACCTTTTAAAACTTTGGGATTGCAGGGATTTGAAGTGTGTGTTTACTTTCGGGAACAGTATAAGCAAGGAACAAATTTCCTATTTGGAAAGAAAAGGGGTAAAGAATGTGATTCTGATGTATGACGATGCAACCGTTGAAGAATCCAAAAGTGCAGGGCTGATGCTTGCAAAAACATTCAATACCAAGATAGCTTATCTTTACAAACCGGGCATTGACCCAGGAGATATGGATATGGATTATTTGGAAGAAGTTTTGGATAACTTGTATGACCCTATCAATTTTTACGTCTCTAAAATCAAGAAAATGTGGTAGGTTATCCCTACTTTTGTTGAAAATCACAAATCATAAAATCAAATGGACAGAAGCAGAGAATTGTCGATAGACGAATATTTGAAAGTGCTCCAATTGGAATACTTTACCCACAAGGTAAGAAGCCTTATTTTTGATAAGCCGGAATTTGTCAAGATGGCAAATGATATTGCAGAGTTTAAAAAGGAACGGATCGAGTTGTTGGCAAAAAGACATTTTAAACGGTCTATTTTCTTTTCGGTGGAAGAATATTTTTCTTTCTATGAGAAAGAATTTTTGAACCCTACTGGTATTCCTAATTTCCAGTATTCCACCAATGAGCAGAAAAGAAACTCACAGTGGTTTTGGGATATGATCTATTTACTTGGGAAGGATCAGATTGTCATTTATGACGACAAGGAGTATCGGATTTTGAAGAACGATATAAAGAATCAAACGGTCACTATCAAAGTGAACGGAAAGAAAAAAGATGTGGAATATTCAAACATCAAAATAAAAAGGCTTATCATGTGTTTTGATGGTAAGTTGTTGTAAATCAATTAATTTAAATTTTGTATTATGACTTTTAAAGAGTATGAAGCGCACGCGGCTTCAACAGCGTGTTATGCAAAAGAAGTAGCTATTTCGTATGTAGTAATGGGACTTACCAATGAATTGGCAGAAGTTTTTGAAAAGGTGGACAACGCTGCCGAAGCAAAGGAAATTTTGAAAGAAGTGGGAGATGTGCTTTGGTATGTTGCAATGACAAGACAGGAATTGGATTTGCCTGTATTGGAGTTTCCCGAAGAATTGCGCAGATTGGATGATACGGATGTGTACAGATTAAGCTCTTCCTATTTACTCCAACAGGTAGGCATCATTAACGGTCAAGTGAAGAAATACTTCCGGGACGATGATTACAGCAAACCTTTCCCCGAAAAAAGAAAAGAACTTTGTCACACTGCATTGGAACAGATTCTTGTGGGATTGCAGAATCTTGTTACCTATATCGAGGGGAAAGAATCAAACCAGTCTTTGATTTCCATTGCAAAGCAGAATGTGGAAAAGCTGGCAAAGAGAAAGGCGGAAAACAAAATTCACGGTGATGGAGATAATCGGTAATGGTTAGGGCTGTAACTTTTTTGGGAGCTTCTTGTGTTGGAAAGACTTCTGTGTTTGAGCTTTTAAAGAAAGACAGATCGTTTGATCGGTTCGACAAAATAGATAGCATAACAAGACAGTTGGTAAAGGAAGGGAAGATAGAGCCTTCCTTTACTTCCGTCCAGAATCAAAAACTGATTTTTGACAGGTATGCGGAATTACTGAACACAGATTGCTATGTTTCCGATAGAAGCATAATAGACGTACATACGTTTACGAAAACAATCCCTGCTTCTATCCAAAGGGACGCGGAATTGAGAAGACAATTGGATTTCATAAACGTCAGCGAATATTTTCTTCCTATTATTTTTTATTTTCCTATTTATTGGGAGGCGGAAAATGATGGGGAAAGAATGGCGGATATAGAAAGAAGAAAACGCTGGGATACGGAAATAAGAAAGTTCTTGATGGAAAGAAGATTGTCTTATGAAGTGATACCGAATGACATTCCTTTTAACCGGCTGAAGTTTATAAAAAGTGTTTTGAATACACGAATAGACTTAGGTTAAATGTAGGGTTAAGGATTGTAAAAACATACAATTGTTGCATACAAAAGTTGTATGTTTGCTTGTGAAAACGAAAAGAAGAAAATACGATGGATCGACTTTTAAACGAGTTGGAAGAATATCTTTCTTCCAATACTATACAATACTCTCTCGATAAGGAAAATTACACTGTTTCCTTTGAGGGGAAATTATACGAAGTCTTTGAACCTAACGAGGACGGATATTTCTTTTCAGAGGATTTTCGTTGGGATTGTGAACGCACCGAAGAAGATGGTTATATCTTTCGTCTTGGTGGTGTATGGTACACATTGGACAAAGGAAAGGAAAACGAGCCTAAGTTGAACCGGGTAAAATGGAGAGGGCAAAGCGAAATGGCAGGTCTTTCTACTAATTTCTTGGGAGTGCACGGATCGTTTGAACTTTTGAATGGTACGGGATTGTATCCAGATTGGATAAAGAAAGCCAAATTCTTAGGGATAGAAAGACTGGGGATTGTTGAAAAAGCAACTTTGGCAGGTGCGCTCAAATTTCAGAACGCCTGCAAGGCAGAAGGGATTATCCCTGTGTTTGGTTTAGAAGTCCCAGTAAAGGACGAAAAGAAGGACATTGTCTATACTTACAAAATCTATGCAAAGAATGAAAAGGGCTGGCAGCATTTGCTTGCATTAAACAAGGTTTTGAATTGTGGCGATAATGGAAAATTCGTTTCTCCAAAAGACATGTCGGAACACGTTTCGGATGTGTATATTGTATTCGATCCAAAAACAATACAGTTTGAAGATGTTCCTATCCTTTTGAGAAACAAACCCAATGTGTTTTGGCAAGTAGATACCGTGAAATACACAAAGAACGATAGGGATACCTTCTATTTGATGAACTTTGAACAGTTCTATAAGTCCAAAATGAAGCCCGTAGCTATTTGTGATGCTTATTATATTGAGCCGGAATATGCCATACTTCGGGAAGTCGTAAATAAGATTGATGGAAAAGTAAACTACAAATCTGGCAATCAGTATTTCAAGGACGAAGCGACTTACATGGAAGAACTTCTTTCTTTGTTCGAGGATAGTGAAAGGGGAGAGGAATTTTATATGATAGCAAGAAGCAATGCCGATATGATTGCGGAGAGTTGCAACTTTGAAATCCCTACCGATACACGGCATCTTCCCCGTTATGAAATGACAAAAGAAGAAAAGAAAAAATACACTTCCAATGAAGATATGTTTGATTCTTTGATTTATGAAGGGTTGGAGAACAAACCGGAACTTTTGGAAGATTACTCGGAAGATGTGCTTGTGGAAAGGATCGAAAGAGAATCTAAGATCATTAAGTTTGGCGATGTTGTGGATTACTTTTTGATCTTGCGCGATATTGTAAATTGGTGTAAAGAAAATAACATTTTGTTAGGTGCTGGTCGCGGAAGTGCAAGCGGTTCTTTGATTTCTTACCTTTTTGGTATCATAAATACACATCCTTTGAAGTTTAACTTACTTTTTGAAAGATTTTTGACAAGAGGACGTTTAGGACATTTCGAAAAGAAAAAGATGTACGAAGTAACTCTTGAAGATGGAACAAAGAAAGTCCTTCCTATCAATATAACAACTAAAGCATTGAAAGTAGGAGATGATATTTTAGTCTAATATCAAGTAACAAGAATATGAAAATAGAAAAAATTAAAGAAATAGAGGTGGAGCGATTTGTACCGGGATCGCTCCCCGATCAATTTCCCCCTTGTTTTCGGACAAGGGGGAGCGTTAGACATTGATACGGATGTGCCGGGAGAATACCGACCGGCAGTAAAACAATACATGGAAAATCGTTTTGGAGCTTCGCAAGTTTGTTCTGTGGGTACATATACCACTTTGCAGATAAAACAGGCTATAAATGATGTAGGAAAGATTTATGGAGCTTCAATTCCTACTCTTAGGAAGCTTACCAAAATGATAGAAGATGTAAAGACGGAAGAAGATTTTTTGAAACTTGCTTGCAAGAGGTCAGAAATAAATCAATTTCTGAATAAATATCCAGAGATGATGAATGTTGTTTTCCTTCTTCTTGGACAACAAAAGGCAGCTTCTATTCATGCTTGTGCTATGATGATCTTTCCAAAAGAAAAGTCAATGTATGAATGGTGTCCGGTTAGAAAATCGGGTGATTTGATTGTCAGTGAATGGGAAGGTGGAGAGATGGACGAAGCCGGTTTTTTGAAAGAAGATATTCTTGGTATTGAGCAATTGGACAAATTCACTGATATTCTGAATCTGATTGAAAAGAATACGGGTAGGAAAATCAATCTCTATTCTGATATAGAATATGATGATCCAGAGGTTTACAGATATTTTGCAAACGGTTGGCTTAGCGATATATTTCAGTTTTCAGCAAAAGGATTGTGCGCTTATACTCAAAAATTGAAGCCTAAGAATATGGATGATGTAGTGGCAGCACTTTCCTTGTTCCGTCCCGGGCCAATGGAAAATGGTTTTCACATGGACTACATTGCTTTGAAAAACGGAGAAAAAGAGCCGGAATACCCTATTGGAGCGGAAGAAATTCTAAAAAATACTTATTCTGTGCAAGTATACCAAGAACAGATCGTTAAAATGGTGCAAGTTCTTGCTGGTTTTTCGGAAGAAGAAGCAGATGTTGCTCGTGCTGCAATTGCAAAAAAAAAGAAGGACAAAGTAGAGAAAATTCATCCTAAATTTGTGGATGGGTATGTAAAGAGATTTGCTTCAAAAGGGGTAACGAAAGAAAGCGCAGAAGCACTCTGGAAACAGATGGAAAAATTTGGTTTGTATGCTTTTAACCGCTCACACTCAGCAAGTTACGCTATTAATGCTTACAATTCTTTGTGGTTGAAAGTACATTATCCTTTGGAATTTTGGTCGGTTGCTTTGTCCCGTGCAAGTGAAGATGACTTTCCCCAATACGTCAATGAAATGCAACAGACAGAAGGGATAGAGATTAAACCTGTAAATATCAATAAGTCCGATATAAACATTGTAGCGGACAAAAAAGACAATAGCATCTATTGGGCGATCAATGCAACAAAACAAGTAGGAGAAAAGGCACAGAATCAGATTATGGAAGAACGCTCTAAAAATGGGGAGTATTTTTCTTTGGCTGAATTTATTGATCGTCACACATTCAAAGGGTCGGCAGTGAACAAATCCGTCATTGAAAACCTCATCTATTCCGGTGCGTTCGATATGATGGATGAAACAAGGGAATTTTCCAATATCTTTTCTGCAAGGGAGTTTATGCTTGGGAAATACCGGGAAAAGAACAAGATCAAAATTGACAAAGAAAAGGATGAATATTTTCTTGCTTTTGAAAAGAAAAAGATTGCAAAGGATTGGTGGTGGCTTTTACAACAAAAGAACAAGTCTGGTTTTGCTTTCTTCGACTACGAAGGATTGGTAAGGGAATACCTAAAACCAAAAGTTAGAAACGGGGTTTTTTACAATGTGGAAGATTTGCAAAACTATGACGGATCGACCTATGAAATGGTTATGGTAGGTGGTTATGTTTTGGAAGTGGAAGAAAGAGAAGGAAGGAAAGGGCGGTTTGCCAATCTTTTGCTTGAAAGCAATTACAAATTCCTTCGTGTGGTTATTTTCCCGGACGATTACGAGGAGAACGCAGACTTCTTTATATCTTCAAAGAAAAGCATCCTTCTTCTAAGTGGAAAGGCTAACTTTGACAAGTTTAAAGAAGAATATGTATTGCAAGTAAACAGTAACAGTAAATTTATAAAACTTGGAGTATGAAACTTGTAAGGAATATTGGAGATAAAGTAATAGTTTTACTCTCCAATGATTTGAAAAACGAATTGGACATGGATGCGGTGACTTCCATAGACCATGCAAATTTGTATGGGGAAATCGCCACTTGTTCCGTCCTGTTGAACAAAGTAGGGCTTCTTAGAGCACAAGCAGAATCAGAGTATGAATCTGCAAAAGTGGAATTTAATGTCTATAAAGCACAACTTGCTACACAGATAAGACGTGAATCTATTGTAAACGGTGGAAAGGTTAAAGTGGAAGACATAGGACTTGTGAAACTTACGGAAAGTTCTTTGGATGATATTTTGACAATCAATCCAGAGCTACATGCCATGCAAAAGGATTTGGTCAAAAAGAAAAAGCATTTGGCAGAAATAGACAGTCTCTATTGGGCGTTGCAGTCAAAGGACAAAAAGTTGACGGGACTTGTCCCGAAGGTAACACCGGAAGAATTTCTGGACAATTTGGTAGAAGGTGAAATCAATACATTTTTAATCATAAAAGAGAAAGAATAATATGGAAATCAAACTAACGGAAGAGTTTAAAATCGTTCAATGTACGAATGCACCATTTCTATGAGATTTGTACAGAATCAGAACAGCAAAGGAAACGGGCAAGCAGTATGAAACGGCAGAAGCCTATGGTATAGACTTAAAAGGAATTGCCGAAAGAGTACCCTATTTTGAGACAGAAGACAAGGCAAATAAACCTGTTTCTTTTAAAGAATTTGTGGGTATGTTTGAAAAAGAACAAAAGCAGATTATTGAAGCGTTTTTAAAACAGGTAAAAGAGAAATAACGATTTATTTATCAATCAATTAAATTAAAAAGAATTATGAAATTTGACAAATCGAAATTCAAGAAGCAATCAATTGAAGATGTAGAAGCAGAAGTAAAACAGGCTGAAAAGACAATGTACAAAGGTAGTAAGAGCTATACAGGCTTTGCTACTGTTCAGAAAGGAAAGAACGTATTTCGTGTCGTTCCAGCAATGGGAAAGGCTTATGTAGCTTGTAAGATGTCCAAATTGCGTGTAGAAGTTCCTACTTATGATGCGAACGGTAAGGTGACCGGCAAAGAGGTAAAAGACAAGAATGTTTTCTGCGCCGACATTCACGGAAAGAATCTTTTGAAAGGGAAAGACCCTATTGTCCTGTATTGCGACTATGTGAGAAAAAAGGCTTCCGAAGAATACCAGGACGATACAGAACGCAGAAAATTCCTTAACCCTATTATGGGGTACAAAAAAGGAAACAAGTTCGTATGGGGTATCAACCCGTCTTTGGCGTATGTTTGCTATGTGTACCAAGGAACAAAAGACTTTGCCCGTTTGCAATTGTACGGAACATGGATGAACCGCATAAAGGAAATTTCGGTTGAAATGTCGGACGATGAAACGGTTTCTTTCGATATTTTCTCTCAATTGGAAGGAGCATACCCGCTTGTGATCACAATGGGGGAAGATGATAAAGGAAAGAAAACCTACTCTTTGTCTGCCGGTATTCCGAAAAAAGGACAAACTTGGGATGAGTTCTTTGAAGAAACTGTTATTCCTGATGAAGATATGGAGTATTTCTTGAATGAAGTTCCTACGCTGGAAGAAATCTACAAGGATGTTTATTCACAGAAAGATTTCAATATGGCTCTTGACGGGTTGAAGCGTTTTGACGAAGAAAACGGATACGATATTTTTGCTGATGATAGCTTCCTTACTGAAATAGAGGAGATGGCTGCATTGATCCCGGAAGAGGGTAGCAAAGACGATGAGGGGGAAGATGAAGCTCCCAAAAAGACAAAATCCACTTCTAAGTCAAAGAAAGCGGAAGAACCGGAAAACGAAGATGAGGAAGAAGAAAAATCTGCTCCGAGAAAGAATCCGGCAAGTGCACCGGCAAAAGAAAAAGCAGCAAAAGTCGCTTCCTACCCTCCCCTTTCAAAGATGAAAAAGTTCTTGGAAGACTATATTGGAGAAGAGTACCCGGAAGCTGAATTGCCGGACGATCTGACAATAGCAGAGGTTCGTTCTTGGTATGATTTGGCACAAGCTGGAGAGGCACTTCCTTTCCCGGAAGAAGATGAAACTTCCACAGAAACGGCATCTGAACCGGAATCGGACGATAAACCGGAAAATGAGGAAGAACCCAAAGAAGAATCTCCTATTGACGAAGATGCTACGGACAAGGACGAAGAACTTCTAAAGGCTAAAGCAAGATTGCAAGAGCTGAAAGCCAGAATGAAAAAGAAATAATTTCTTCTTTTTTAGTTTTCATATTTTTCTAATTTGGTTTGGGGACTTGAAATACAGTCCCCTTCCTTTCTAACAAAACAAACATGAGCAAAAAATATTTAGCTATAATCTCAACCGACCATCATCTGTCAGAGGGAAATGCTTCTACCATAAAAGATATTTTGCTGGAAGAAATGGAAATAGCCGACAAAAAGGGTATTAAAACTCATATCTGGCTGGGTGATGTTTTTGACAACAGAGTATCCCAAAGGGAGGTGTGCCTTTCTACGCTTCACGAAATATTGGAAGCGTATGACGAAAACGGACATCAAATAATTTGTATTCCCGGTAATCATGACAAAACATCCTATTCAAGTCAAAAGTCATTTCTTACAGCTTTCAAGCATCATCCTTCTTTTACTTTGGTGGAAGAATTGGACGGTATGCAGATAGAAGGGGTTTATTGCTTTTTCCTGCCATTTTTCACTGATGACATTTTACTTGACGAATTGGCAGAAATCGGGGACAAGAGAAAGAAGAACATCCTATTCGGGCACTTTGCCGTAACCGGTAGCAAGAACATGGACGGTACAGAAGTAAAAAGCGAACTAAAGCCTTCCATGTTCGAGATGTTTAAAAAAGTGTATTTGGGACACTATCATAATTACCAACGTGTAGGCAGTAACATTTACCATTTGGGAAGTGTTCAACAGAACAATTTTGGGGAAGATGAAAAGAAGGGTTTTTGGCTTCTGGATTCTGATTTGGAAGTCGATCTTATCCCTTCCACAAAAGGAACAGTATTCAAAAAACTGGAAATTGACTTAGAAGAAACACCACACAAGCAAGCGGTGGCACTTATTAACAAGTTCAAGAAAGAAAACCCTACCGCTCGTGTAAGGGTAAAGGTTTGGGGAGAACAATCTTCACTTGATGCTTTTGATAAAGATGCTTTTACAAAAGAAGGTGTGGACATCAAAAAGAAATTCAAGGAAATAGAAATAAAGGAAGTCCTTGCTCCTACCGTAGAGGTAAAGACTTTGGAGAAAAAGGATATAGAAGACAGATTTTCGTCTTTCTGTAAAGAAAACGGATATGATGAAAAAGAAGGAAAGGAAATTTTAAACAAACTGCTTTATGGCGAAGAAAAAGGAAACTAAAAAGATAGAAGAAGCTCTTGTTGTGACAGACGAACAACCTGTAGAAGAAAAGAAACCCAATCGTTTAGGTGATCTTATTTCAAGAATAGAAGATCGTTTTGGCAAGGATGCTGTGGCAGGGAAAAGGCAGGACATTGAATTTGTTCATTCCGGTTCTTACCTACTGGACGAAATACTTGGTGGAGGATGGGCAAAAGGTCGTGTTGTGGAAGCCTACGGAGGCTTTTCTTCCGGTAAGACAAGTATTGCTTTCCATTTGGCAACGGAAGTGCAGAAAACAGGAAAAGCGGTAGGATATCTTGACACGGAAAACGCTGTTGATCCAAAATACATGCAGGCGATAGGAATTGATTTGTCCCCCGACAAGTTTATCCTTTCCCAGCCTTCTACCGCAGAAGAAGTGCTTGAAATAGCAAAGGAAATGTGCAATGAAGAATCTATCGGACTTGTTGTGATCGATTCCATTGCCGGACTTGTTCCTACTGCTCTTTTGAATGGAGAGGCAGGGGACGCACATATAGGACTTACAGCTCGCCTTTTAAGTTCCCAAGTAAATATCCTAAAGAACATCTGTAAGCAGACCGAATGTATCCTTTTTTGCATCAATCAAATCCGGTCTAACATAGGCGGATACGGCGCGGCCACCACAACGCCGGGAGGTTTTGCCATTCCTTTTTATGCAAGTCAGAGGATCGAGCTTGCTCGTGTGGGTTCTGAAAAAGAAGGAGAAACACAAGTTTCCAACAAGGTGAAGATAACCTGTAAGAAAAACAAGGTTGCACCGCCTTTTAAAGCATGTCAAATCATTATCCGGTTCGGGGTAGGGATTGACAAGGTGATGGAAATTGTGAACATGGGACTTGATTTGGGTGTACTTTCCAAAAAAGGGACTTACATCTACTATGGGGAAGAAAAGATAGGGTTCGGTTTCCCGAAAACAAGAAAACGTCTCTTGGAGGATGTAAAGCTGTTTGAGAAAATCAAAAAAGATGTTTTGGGCGCGTTCAGAAAGAAAGAAACAACATTTGAAAACAAGGAAGAAGAAAATGAAGCCGATTAGAATTGAAGCAACAAATTTCGTGTCATTCGAACACTTTAAATACGAATTTCAAGATGGGGTAACTGCACTTGTAGGGTTAAATAAAACAGACGACAATCAAGGAAGTAATGGTAGCGGGAAAGCCTTAACAATGGATGCAGACATCCTTACTCCTAATGGGTTTGTAAAAATGAGAGAAATAAAGGTAGGAGATGTTATCCTTCATCCTTCCGGTGGGTATCAAGTAGTAAGAGCAATCCCTTTTCATGACATTGATGATGCTTATAAGATTACGTTTTCTGACGGGACGGAAGTCAAATGCAACAGAAGTCATTTATGGAAAGTACGTTTGCATAAAGGCGAAGACTGGCATGTGATCCCGCTTGAAGAAATCATGAAAAGATCGAAAAACGAAGAAGTCTTTTTTGAAGTGCCGGAATGTTTGGGTAAATCTTCCCGGAAGATGATCGCTTTTACTTGTTTGGGCGCGGAAGAACAACAGTGCATAACTGTTTCCGGTGAAGACGGCATGTTTGTCACAAACAACTACATTCCTACCCATAATTCATCCATGCAGCAAGCTGTCTATTTTGCCATTACCGGGAACAATTACCGAAGCAGTGTGGATAAAAAGCTCATTAGAAGGGGTGAGAAGGAAGCAAAAGTATTATTGGATATAGAGTGTCCAATAAGAAAAGAAACTCTCTCTATCGAGCGTATTTTGCCCTTAAAAGGAAGCAGTAAACTAAATGTGTCTTTGAACGGTAAACCGGTAGAACTTGCTACCGTAAAAGACGGGAACAACTATATCCTTTCTTGGATTGCCATTTCACCGGAAGATTTAAAAAGCTATTTCCTTATCTGCAAGGAATACTACAAATCGTTCTTTAAAAGCTCCAATACAGATAAATTGGCTCTTATCAGCCGGTTTATCAATTATGACTTTTTGGATGGAGCAAAAGACATCATTCAAAAAGAACTGGACATTTTATCTTCTCAAAAACTTGCTATTCAAAGCAAAAAGGATCGTGCAGAAGGTAGCATAGAAGCACTAAAACAGGTAATAGAAGATGCTGCCAATTTTGACTTTGAAGCCGACAAACTATTTCGTATCGAAAAAAGAGAAGGTATGATAAAGTCTCTGAAAGAAGAAATTGATTCTTTCCGGTATGAAATTAGTCGTGCAGACAAAAGTATAAAAGAAAATAATTCCGCTTTGGAAGAGCTGGAAGACCTTTTGAAAGAGGAAGAAAAGAAGAAAGACTGCCTGCCTTCTACCAAAGAGATACAAGAGACAATCGAATCCGTTAAAAAGGAATTGGGAGAAGCAAAAGCAAATCAGAATGAAGTCTTGGAAATGAAAGAAGAGCTTTCAAAAATCCATGACGATTTGAAAGTGTCCCTTAGAAAAGTCCTTGTAAACTTATCCGGTGCAATTACTTGTCCAAAATGTAAGCACAAATTCCTTACATTGAAAGACACTACGCTGGAGCAGGAGGAAAAGAAGAAAGTGAAAATCGGAAAACAGGAGAAAGAAGTTGTTTCCGAGATGGAGACTTTGGACGAATCTTTGAAAGAATACGAAGACCTTATTTCTTCTTTCATCCAAATAAAAAACGAGCAAGAGGATGAAATAGACAAGATTCGTCAGTCGGCACAGGAAATCAATACATCTATTTACAAGATCAATGATGATATTGAAAGTATCAAAAGCACTATTTCTTCTTTGGAAAGGAAAAAGAAAACCTTGTCTGAAAAGATTGAATCCAATATGTCCGATATCAAAGACAATGAAAAACAGATAAAGGAAATCAAGAAAGAAAAAGCTACGAAAGTGGATGTGTCTTCACAAGAAAAACAAATAGAGGACACTATGCTTTCGATTGCCGGATATGACAAGGAGCTTTCCGATTTGGACGCACTTCTATTCAAGAAAAAAGAATGGATCGGCAGATTTAAGTCTTTCAAGATGTACCTTGCATTGGAACAGTTGAAAAATATCCAATCGAGAGCTAATAACATTCTGAAAGCGGAAAACAGCGACCTTCGTATCTTAATAGAAGGATTTAAGACAAAAGCGGACGGGGACATCAAAGAAGAAATAACACCGTATGTCGTCCGGGACGAAGCGGAAAACTTTTGGTACTACAGCGGTGGAGAACGCGCAAGGGTGGAAATAGCCCTTATCATTGCTATCCAGAATATGATAAACGAAACAAACAAATGGGGAGGACTGCAATTCCTATCCATTGATGAAATCACGGAAGGGCTGTCGAAAGAAAGCCTGTATGATGTGATCGAAGCGTTGGAGTTTATCCAATATCCTATTTTGGTTACCACCCATATTTCGAATGAAAACGCTTCATGCAAAACGCTTAAAATAGTAAAGGAGAACGGCGTAAGCCGTATTGAACAATGAGTAAGGAAACAGAATTGAAATTTTATATTGGAATAGATAATGGTGTGACCGGCTCGATTGGAATAGTAGGGAAAGATCTTACCTACTACAACATGATAAAAACACCTGTTATTTCCGGTCAGGATTACACAAAAGCAAAGAAAAACATCTCTCGTGTGGATGTAAAAGTATTGGCAGAAATTATTGCAGATTTACAGGAACACGCACCATGCGTTGCGATTGTTGAACGTCCCATGAAGAATCCTGCACGCTTTGAGGCAACTTGTTCTGCCATGCGTGCGTTGGAAGCAGAGCTGACTGTATTGGAGCTTTACCAAGTACCGTATATTTTTGTGGATTCCAAGGAATGGCAAAGAGAGCTACTGCCAAAGGGAATTACAGGCGCACCGGAGCTTAAAAAGGCTTCTTTGGATATAGGGAAAAGGTTGTTCCCGGAAGTGCTTCTAAAACACCCGGACAGGGATGGTATTCTGATTGCCGAATATGCAAGACGGAAAGGTCTGATTTAGAAATCTGACAATTTCAAGACAAAAATGTACAAAAATGCTTGGTGATGTAATAATATACTATTACATTTGCGTCCGTTATAAGTAACAAACAAAATAATTTCGACTATGGCAAACGGTAAGTATTTGAACATTTTTGTCTTGTCCTTCTTGGACAGACTGGAAAGTATCGAACACGATCTTTCCTATCTCAAAAGTAATGTAAACGACCCTTCAAGACTGGAAGAAGTGGAAAAGCAACTTTCTCTTTTGAAGGACAAAATCAAACAGATTCAGAATGATAAGAATATATTGTGGCAATGAAAACTGCGAAAGGTTTGGGATAAAATCTCCCATGACAAACGCAAAATTCGTCTTTCGGTACAATAAACTTGTCCCTTCAAATCTTCCCAAATGTCCGGTATGTGGCATTCAAGTTTCCTATGAAGAAGAAAAGAACGAAACAGTTCCCGATATTTCCATAGGAGAATTTAAAATGATGTCCACCGAAAACAAGGCAAAGGTATTGAAGAAAAGGGCAAACGATTTTTCAAAAAAAGACGGAAGCGAAGATAGAAAACGCTTCTATCAAGAGAAAGCAATTAAGAACATGTTGAACGTAAAATAAATATCAATCATGGAACATAATTTTTACATAACTATCAGTCATATGCAACGAATAGGAAAGAAGCCTGTTCTTGCTATTATGTCGGCAGACGGAAAGATGGAAAGGACTATTCTTTTAGACAACTTCAATGGGAAAACAAGAGACTTTTACCAAAACGAAGCAATTGGAAGGGATATTACAGATATTATCCTGAAAGCCAACCTTTCCAATTATTCGGAAGAAACAATAAAAAGATGGATAAAGGAACGTGATTCTATCTCTATTAGTTTTGGGCACGATAACTTCGTGATTTACAAAAGCGTATTAAAACCGCATGAACTCGAAGAATAACTGTATCCTAAACAGATTGAGAGATAAGACAATAGAACTTCCCGGAATAGGAGAAGCCACAATCAAAGGTGTGAGAGTGGCAAAGGATTTTAGAAACATTGAATTGGATGTTGTTCGAAACGGAAAATTGAAATCATTAAGGATAGGAATAACAGGATTTTTAAAATCCGCAATCATAAAGGAAAGTATATGATGAAAAGAAATTCAGTAATTGCTTTTTGTTTGTTATTTTGTTGTTTTATTGGTTTGGGCGGGTGCAAATCCCGTCCTTCCCAAAGAACAGACTATAACTTCACATTAAAAGATTCCCTATTCTGGGAAAGAGAACTGACAGACACGCTTGTAAAGATTCCCTATTCAATTGTAAACCTCACTATCAATCCTCAAAAAATGGAAGATGGGGAAAAGAGGGAAACAAGCAAGGGACAAGCAAATGTGATTGTTCAGAAAGTAGGTGACACCATTATTGTAACAGCTTCTTGCGATAGTCTGGAATTGGTTGTAAAAAGCCTCAAAGAAAGACTGTCCAAGATAAGTGAAGAAAACGGAAACTTGAAAGAAGAGGTAAAGACATCTCCCAACAGATTACTTTCTTTTTTGGGAGGGATGGGGATAGGTGCTTTTACAATTTTGATTGCATTATTCATATTACTAAAAATAACGAAAAGAATTTGAGATTATGGCTAAACTATTAGTAGCGGACAAAGAAATGATTAGAAATCAATTTGTCCAAAAAGTAGAAAAGAAATTGAGTGATTATTTGGCGGCAATTGGAGCACAATTGCAAGATAGAGTGGATGATATTCTTCCGCCAGAAATAAAATCCATTGTAGACAGATATCCGTCCATGCAACCACTTTTGTTTTACAAAAATATCCCGACAAACGAACTTCTAAAAACAAAGAATGTAACCATCTATAAGGCTATTCCTTTGGATGGAATAGGGATGCCCAAAATGTTCTATAATGAATACATGGACGATTTAAAACGCTATTTCGAAAAAGATATTTTGGAATGGAGCAAGAAAGCGTATGAGCTTAAAAAGCTGGAAAACGAAACCAGAAACAGGGTTGCCTGTGCTCTTGACCATATCAACACAGAAAAACAATTGCAAGACAACTTCCCAGAAGCCTATAAGATTTTGATAGAAATCAGGGGCAAACAAAAAGAAGAAAACGCGTGTGATTCTGTAGAGAATACCAGAGCATTCCTTTCATCCTTAGACAAATAAAAACATGACAAAGAAGCAAAAAGAATTGGAAGGCAAAATCATAGAAGCCAACCAAAAATACAGAGAAGGTGCTCCTATTATGAGTGATAAGGAGTATGATCTTTTGATCGACCAGTTAAAAAAGGAATATCCTGATAGTGAAATCCTGACAAAACCTATCATTGAGGAAAACAAAAAAGGTAATCGGATGGAAAGATTGCCGTACCCTATGTTTTCTTTGGAAAAGGTAAAAACAATCAGTGAGATCAGAAGATGGGTTAAAGATGTGTGGGAGCTTCACCCAAATGACAAAATTGTCATTACACCTAAATATGACGGTATTTCCCTTTTGGTGGACGAATCGACAAATGAATGCTGGACAAGGGGTGACGGAATAGAAGGACAAAAAAGCGACCGGCATTACGAATATGTCAATCATGGCAACCCTGTGGGCAAGAAGTCTTGCTTTACTTTCGGCGAAGCAATTATCCCGGTCGGTATGTTTTTGAAAAACGTAAAACCTCTTGGTTACAAAAGTGCAAGAAATTCTGTGGCAGGAGCTTTCAATGCAGACGAAATGAACCCACAGGTTTTAGGAAATACCGCCTATATCCGGTACGGTATTATGGACTTGGATAGGGATAAATCTTTGCAGCTTGCAGAGCTTTACAATACCTATGAACCGTATGCTACGCAATACTGGGTGACTTCCGCTTCTGTTTTCGATGATGAAAAATCCGCTTTTGATTACTTGAATGAACTGTTTGAACTTACCAAAAATTTCAAATGTGACGGTCTTGTAATTGAAGTGGACGGCAAGAACACTCGTAATGCTTTGGGTAGGCTTCCTAACGGAAATCCGCGTTACGCGATTGCTTACAAAAACCCGGATTGGCAAGAAAGGTACACAACCAAAGTTACTTCTATCGAATGGGGTATTTCAAAAGATGGGAAAAGCAAGCCTGTAATCGTTTTTGAACCGGTTGAGTTTGATGGTGCTACGGTTACACGCTGTACCGGTTACAATGCAAAATACATTACTGATAACCATATTTGCCCTAATGCTTATATAGTGGTCACAAGAAGTGGAGATGTTATCCCCAAACACTTGGAAACGTTAAAATACAGTATTGAGTGCTTTGAGGGGATGTGTGACAGCATGATGTTCTGTCCTTCTTGTGGAGAACCTTTGAAATGGGATGCAACCCTAACCGACCTTGTTTGTTTAAATCCTAATTGTGATGAAAAAGCGATAAAGCAACTTGTCTATTTCTTTGCTACATTGGGTACGGAAGAAATGCAGGAAGCAACGGTAAGAAAACTCTATAAAGGTGGACTTTTCTCTATCGAGGACATCATAAACGCAACAGAAGAGGAGCTTGAAAAGATTGAAGGAATAGGGAAAAGCCTTTCCAAAAAACTGCGAAAGCAATTTGATTCCTATGTAGACGATGGAGTTCCTTTTGCAAAAGTTCTGACTGCTTACAATGTGTTCGGTGGTGTGATAGGAGAAAAGACTTGCCAGATGATTTTCAACAGCTTCACCAAAGACCAGATAGACTATATGTTCGAAAACGAGGAAGTTCCTATGAAAGACTTGCTTTCTATTGATGGTATTGCCGAGACTACTGCAAAATCTTTCAATGACGGACTAAAGACATTCTTTGAACTTTGCAGTGGTACACCTGTTTCTATTTCTTTTATCCAAGAAGAAACGGTGGAAAACGACAATCCCGAATCAGTTTGCTTTACAGGATTCAGAAATAAACAGTGGGAAGAACGTCTTGCAAAAGAAGGTCACAAAGTTGTTTCCGGTGTATCCAAAAACACCACAATTCTTGTAACGAAAGACAAGGAAAGTTCTTCATCCAAAGTGAAGAAAGCAAAGAATTTGAACATTCCTATTTTGACACCGGAAGAATTTGAAATCAAAATAGGATGGAAAGAGATATAGAAGACTGGATCAATGACTTCGAGGATGAAGAAACTTATGATCCTAATGAAGACGATCAATTCGAGTAGTTTAATTTGACATAAAAACGAATGAATAAGATTTACAGAGAGGTAACTTTCAACTTCATGAAAGTATTGAATAAAGCCGGGTTTAGGACAAATGCCAGAAGTTTTATTTCCATGCGGTCTGTAGACAAGATTATCTCCCTACTCTTTGAAGTCATATTCGACAAACTGGAAAGAGACGGAAAAGTCAATATCAAGAATTTCTGTATCATTAAGAAGATTAAGTGTAAGAATGACAAATATTATTTTGAATTTATAGACAATAGAAAGAAATGAACACGAGTTTTGAAACCAAATTTGGATGTGGTAAAGCTGCAACAGTAGAATGGTACACACCACCTTATATTATTGAAGCGTTGGGGAATAATTTTGATCTTGATCCTGCTGCACCTAAAAAAGATTGGTATACAGCAAGAAAGTGCTTTACTAAAGAAGACGATGGATTAGCTCAAGATTGGAAAGGGTTTGTGTTTTTAAATCCGCCCTATTCCAATCCTACGATTAAACTTTTCATGAAAAAGTTGTCTGAATATGGGAATGGTATAGCTCTTGTTTGTGCAAGAGTAGGAAATTCAATGTTTCATGAATGTGTTTGGAATAAAGCTACTTCTATTTATTTTCTTAGGAAAAGAATAAGGTTTATTGATGAAACAGGAAAAGAAGGTGGATCTCCTGGCACAGATAGTTGCTTTGTGGCTTATGGAGAAAAGGGAGATGAAATTCTAAAGAATCTAAAGCTATCAGGCAAATACATAAAACTCAACTGATTATGTATTATTACAGAGAAAAGGATTATTGGTATTTTGGTGCGTTGGAAAAATCAGTTTACAAGAACCTTAAACTGATTTCCTCTTTTAAACGCAATGCTACCAATAAGGAAATATACATAAAATCTGATCCGGCAAAAGATTTCCTTTTAAAAGAGTTTGTTTCCGACAACGAAATAGAAGAAGTTGATCCTCTTTCAATAGTCCGTCCTGGCTGCAAAGCCGAAATAAAGCCTTACAAGGAACTTTTATCCCGAAAGGATATAGAACTATTGATAGACAATCTTCCTCTTTTAAAAAAGCCGAGAAGCTATCAAATGGACTATCTATATTACGCAGTCAATCACGGAAATCATATAAATGGCTCTTCAGTGGGGACAGGCAAAAGTCTATGTTCTGTTCTCTATGCTGAAATGCTTGATCTTTTTCCTTGTATGGTGGTATGTCCGGCTTCTGTGAAATCCGGTTGGTTGAGAGAGTGGAAAGAAACAAATCCCAATAGACGGGTATCTGTCATTTCCACTACTTCACCGGCAGAAGATTTTGATGCCGATGTTCTTGTGATCAATTACGACATTCTGGGGAGAAGAACAGAAAAGAACGGCAAGACCTCTATCGAAATAAGGCTGGACGGGATGAAGAAAAAGACATTCTCTCTTATCATAGCCGATGAAATCCATTTTCTGAAAAACAGGAAATCCATACGGAGTAAAACATTCAAAAAGTTGACGGGAAAATCCTCTGCCATCATAGGGTTAACCGGTACGCTTATCATGAACCGTCCGTCAGAACTGTTGAACATACTTGCACTTATAGGAAGATTGAAAGAGATTGCGCCGGATGACCCTTACCATCACTATTTCTTTGAAAGATATTGCAACATGAAAGAAAATTTTTTTGGAATGGATGTGACAGGTGCATCCAATATCAAGGAATTGAACGACCTTCTCATCAAATGTTGCTATTTCCATGTAAGTAAACGGGATGCTTTAAAAGAGCTTCCGCCTGTAACCGAAAACATGGTGGAATGCGAGATAACCAACAAGAAGGCTTACAAGTCTGCGGAAGAGGATTTATTGGAATTTATCTTTAAGCATTTCAAGGATGAAGAAAAGGTGGAAAAAGCTGCAAGAGCGGAGTTTTTGGTAAAGATGAATCTTCTAAAACAGCTTTCTTTGGAAGGAAAGGTGAAAGCAATTAAAAAATGGATAGAAGAATGGTTAGAAGCAAACGAAGATGACAAATTACTCGTATTCGGTTCTCATTCCACTATTTTGAAAGACATTCAGAAACTTTTCAAAAACAGCCTGCTTGTCATAGGTGAGACGACCGGAAAGAAAAGGGAAAAGGTATTGTCTGACTTTTCTTTCGATCCTTCCAAAAGACTTTTGTTTGCCAATATGGGATGTCTGGGTACAGGGGTGGATGGACTTCAAAAGGTTTGCTCAAACATGGCTATTTTGGAATTGCCACCTCGTCCAAGCGATCTTGTACAGGTAATAGGAAGATTGGAAAGGAGCGGACAGGAAAATCCGGTCACAATCCAATACTTGCTTTCATCTTCTACCATAGACAAGGATTTATGGGAAATGTTGAAAAACAAGAAATCGGTAACCGATATGTTGAATAAGGGTTTTGAGGACGATTCAAGTCTGATGATTTTAAAAAGTTATGGCGAAAAAGCAAAGAAAAGGAAAGGTTCTTGAAGTTTGGACAGACGGCAGTTGCTATGCAAAACATCCTAAAAGGCTGGGTGGGTCTGCCGTTTACATCAAATGGAAAGACAAGGAATATCACATAAGAAAAGGGTTTTCTCATACCACCATAGGCAGAAGGGAAACGGAAGCCGTTCTAATGGCTTTAAAGGCTATTAAAAAGGATTTAAGGGCAACCGTTACCTTCTATATAGACAGCCAATACGTAGCTGATCAATTAAAATACAGATTCGTAGATTGGGTGAAAGAAGACTTGCGTGTAGAGAATCAGGACTTGTGGGACAAAATCTTCATGGAAGTCTTGAAACACGCAAAACTAAGAATAAAGGTCAAATGGATTCCGGGACATAAGAAAGATTACAATGATCCTATTGTTTGTGGAAATTTCATTGCCGACTATTTAGCGGATTACAAAAAATTCAGTAAATATGAAAAAGATCGTCGTGTATAATAAGCTGATCCCTTTCAAGGGATATGTAGCAATGGCCGTTTTTCCTTTTATTTTTGCAAGGAAAGAATATAAACCATTGGCAGAAAGAATAATAAACCATGAATCAATTCATCTAAAACAGCAAATAGAGCTTCTTGTCCTACCTTTCTTTTTGTGGTATGGGATAGAATGGGTTGTAAGATTAATTCAATACAAGAGTTTTAAAGAGGCTTACAGAAACATTTCTTTTGAAAGGGAAGCGTACGATAACGAATGGGACGAAGAATATTTGGATGGCATAAGAGAGCCGTTTGAAATCCTACACTATCTAAGAAAAGAAGACTAACAGCAATAAAAGCAAACGAAAAGAATTATGGAATGGAGCAAGTATCAATTGGCTATTTTCGATGCTTACGAGAATACCAATAAAAACATAGTGGTAGAAGCTGCACCGGGTAGCGGTAAAACATTTACACTCAAAGAGTTATGCAATCGGACAAAAGAAGGTACAAGTTGTTTGTTTATGGCTTTTAACAAAAGTATTGCAGAAGAACTAAAAACAAAACTACCTACTACAGTAGAGTGCAACACTTTTCATTCAATGGGACTTCGTACGTTAATGAAAAATTTTCGATTCCGAATGCAGCTTGAAGAAAACAAATGCTTTTCTCTTTGTATGGAATTATTTGATTTTAGAAAAAAGGAGTACAAAGAGAAAATGCGATATTATTTTGCCTTACAAGAATTATGGGAAAAGATTAGGCTGTCGCTTTGTGAAATCAACGAAAGAAATGTCTCTGCGCTTTGCATTGAATATGATCTGGATTATGAAGATTCAATGATAAATGATCTGAATAAAATCAATGAAAGGTGGAGAAAAGATTGTGCTAAAATACAAGACAACAAATCTTTCAAAATGGATTTTCCGGACATGTTATGGATTCCTTATAATTTTGTAGATGAAATAAACTTTCCTAAGTATCAAGTTGTTATGGCAGACGAAGGACAGGATTTATTTACACTTCAAAAGGAAATTTTACAAAGATACATCAAGCCAAGAGGAAGATTTATTGCTGTAGGAGATTCAAAACAGCTTATTTATAATTTTATGGGTTCTGACTTGGATGTGTTCAACTCTATAAAAGAAATGCCGAATACAATTTGCCTCCCACTTTCTGTTACTTACAGATGTGCAAAGAAAATTGTCGAAGTAGCGAATAAAGTGTTTCCTGGTACAGAATGTGTTCCCACAGCAAAAGAAGGCATTGTAAGAAGTGGTGACATTTTTGAAGCTGAAAATGGGGATTTTATTCTTTGTAGGAACAATTATCCTTTAGTTGTCACTTTTATTATGTTGCTGGAAAGAGGAAAGAAAGTATCCATCATGGGACGGGACTTCGGGGAAAGTCTTTGTCAGTTGATGGATAATCAAAGTTGTTTGGACGACCTATACCTCCTATTGGAAGATAAAGCCTCTAAACTAAAAGAAAGAGGTTTGTCTGAAATCGCTATAACTAACAACGCTTCTTATGTAGCTTTGAAAGAAAAAGTTTCTATCATTGAAATTCTATACAAGCGTTTCCCCGGTTCTTTTTTAGCTTTGAAACAAAAGATCAAAAACATTTTCTCTGATGATAAAACCGGCATCATTCTCTCTACCATACATAAAAGCAAAGGATTGGAAGCAAAACGGGTTTTCTTTTTAAATCCTGAACTCATTCCTTCTAAATTTGCAAAGACACCTAAAGCTCTATATGCAGAAGAATGTTTGAAATTTGTTGCTATTACAAGGGCAAAAGAAGAACTGGTTTATTGCTATATAGAAACAGGAAAATAATGTTTATAAGTAACAAACAATTGCAGGTGTAACACTATAAAAACTGACAATTTTACATATTTTAACCATAAAAGGATGATTATGTAACAGTATAATGTTACATTTGCAACATCAAAAACTAAAAAATTTGGCTTAGAAAAACAGAATCTTCTAAGCCAAGAAAATATTTCACCGGTGGTAAACCGGGCAGAGGACGCGGAGTTGCCGACATTGGTCGGAACTGTGAAACGTCAAATTATATCGGTATAAACTGGTATATAGTTACCCTTGATTCTATGGATCAACTTTTCGATGTAGAATAATCTAATCATCTCAAAAACAACAAAATATGGAAACGAAAGACAGAACAAAAACAGAAGTCTCTATTGAATTAAGGGAAGTTCAAAGAGAAATCAGTAAAGCAAAAAGTACAAGAAATTGGGCAAAAATTTCTTTTCTGAACCAAAAAAGAATACGTTTGCAAGAAGAACTGGATTACTTAAAATCCAAAGACAAGTTCTATTACCAAGAACAAAATTTGGAAAAATCACTTGTTTCTTGGGCAGCAAAGACACTCAATCTTTCTCTTAACATGGCAGATTTATCCGTATATTATCTGGACTTGTATTTGCTTCATTTCAAAGAAAGAGGATTTGTTCCTACCGATGAATGGAAAACTAAAGAAAAAGCATTTCATGAAGCTGCAAAAGAACTTGCAGAATATATGCGATATTTCTTTAAAGGAAAATCCTCTGACGATAATTCGGAAAGCATGTCGGAACTTATGGATTTGATTGAAAGAGATTACTATACGGACAGAGAAAAAGTTCATCACAAACAATATGAAGAAAAGCTATGAAAGAGTGGAACAAATATTTGGGACTATGTGGACTTATATTGTTACTCATATCCCTGACTGCAATTGGTTTTAAACTTTATTTTTGGGTCGGTATGATTATTCTTGCTATTGAAATGATTATCATAGCAGTTATAGTAGACGAAAATTGTTAATATTACAATTGAATTAGTAAAACAGATATGAAAAGTCAGGTCGTTTATATTGCAAAACAGTAAAAATAGAATGGGAAGAGTAAGGTAAAAAAAGCGAAAAAATATGGAAACAAAGAAAAAGATATGTCCTAAGTGCGGACAAGAAGATGGATCGGGACAGAATCATATCCATGATATGAACCCAGAACATTTTGTCAAATGCGATATCCGTTCAATTATGGAAAGAGACGGTGTTTGCTACCATTGTGCATTTTGGATAAGAATGTACGAACAACACAAAAATGATCCCAATTGGCTAATTATAGATGGAACATCGTACATTGCTAATCCATTCGTTCCTAATACAAATAACAAGACAAGACGGTTTATGGGTTTTGGTGGTAGGATAATGGAAGCCATTAAAAACTCTGGAGAAAAGGTGATATCTAACGATTGGTGGCATCAGGGTGATGTGCCAGAATGTTTTAGAGATATAATACCGGATAATGCGAAGTGGAACAACAACAAACAATAAAGGTCATGGAAAAATTAATAAACATAGCGGGTTTGCTCGAAGAGTGTAAACAATACACTAAACTTTACTCTGTCACGCATGGAGATGTCCTTTTGGACAGAATAGATAAAGAAGGCAATATCTTTTTGAAAGTTTTGCCTTTAGACAAAAATCTAACATTAAAACTGGACGAATGTGGGAGATTATATGAAAAAGGATCATGTGTACTGTTCCCTACTATATGGAATACATGGGAAGGTTTTGATCCTTATGCGACTACAATAGAATCTCCCTTTGAAGCTGGAATGGTAGGCTACAATGAACATCTGAATGAATTTGGAATAATATCTGATGATGGTTCTTTCATGACAAATGTAGATGGTAGCAGAATCTCTCCTATTGATCGTCTTGCTACAGAAGTAGAGATAGATATCTGGAATCAAGAAAACCACAAAAAGCACCAGCATTATTCTCTTCCGAGAAAGAAATATGTTTATTATTTCCAACCTTTCGACAAGGTACTTGTAAGAAATAATAAAGAAAGTGCTTGGTCTGTAGCATTCTTTTCTCATATCAATCCTCGCAATCAAGAGTGTATTTACACTATAGAAGGTGGTTTAAATAGAAGGTACTGCATTCCTTACAACGAAGAAACAGCGCATCTTGTAGGTGAAACAGATGATTATGAAGGAGATGAGATCGAGAAAATCATCAAAGAATGCAAACTCACCGAAGGAAAATTGGATTAACGGTTTCCGATATTTTTGGTGAAAGCCTAAAAATCAAGCAAAACTTTGCTATATTTGTGGTGCGAATTACATTAATACAAACATGGTAAAGTTTTCATAATGCAAGAAACCAACAACCGTTCTATTCATATTTAAACGGCTTTTGCCTTCCCAACGTTAAGGAAAATCTTACCATGCTTCTTAATGTGATTCGCAACCAGGAAAGGCAAAGCCGTTTTCTTTTTGCCTACAAATACAATTAAAATACAAAGTTATGAGTGAATTAAAGATTTTCAAAAATGAAGAATTTGGAGAAGTAAGAACAATGTTAGTAAATGGCGAACCTTACTTTGTGGGAAAAGATGTTGCATCTGTTTTGGGTTATTCTAACACCAGAAACGCAATTTTGCAACATGTTGATAGTGAGGACGCCTTAAAACAGGGCGTCCCTGACAGTCAAGGTTTTACTCAACAAACAACTTTGATAAACGAAAGTGGGCTTTACTCTTTGATTTTCGGTAGTAAATTAGAATCTGCAAAGAGTTTTAAAAGATGGGTAACTTCCGAAGTGTTGCCTGCTATTAGAAAAACCGGAAGCTACAATTTACCGTCTTATCAAATAGAGAATCCAATCAAGCGTGCCGAAACATGGATTCAAGAAGAAAAAGAAAGACAGGCTCTAAAAGAACAGACAAGGCAACTCACAGAAGAAAACAAAAACTTGGAGAACCAAATAGAAGAAGATTTGCCTAAAGTGATTTTTGCAATGGCTGTAACCGAATCCAAACGATCCTGTCTTGTTGCGGAGCTTGCAAAGATAATCTGTCAAAACGGAATGGAGATCGGACAAAACAGATTATTCAAGTGGTTAAGAAAGAAAGGTTATCTGGGAACAAAAGGAGAATACTACAATCAACCTATGCAAAGGTGGGTAGAAGCAGGGATGTTTGAGATCAAGAAAAGAACGATCACAAAACCGAATGGAGATTTGATTACGATAAGTACACCTCTTGTAACCGGGAAAGGACAAGTTTATCTCGTGAACAAGTTCCTAAAAGAATATGTCTCAAAATGAAATCAAAAATCATCCGATTTGTCATAATACAATACTACATTTTAGCCTTAAAAACCAACTTGTCACATTATATTATGACAAATTCACAAAAAGTTTGTTACTTATAAACGCTTCCTTCGTCTTTCTTGCCTAAATGTTAAAATCAAAAATCCATATTTTAGACCTTAAAATCACTCTATTTTGAGTCAAAAATATACAATAAGTAAATTCATTTTCGCCTATAAGGTAAGTCGGATTTTCAAAATTAATAAATCATTGATATTTAATCATTTAACTCAAAAACTTACCAAAACGTCATTTTTACACCTTATTGTAAAAATATACAATAAGTCCAATCACCATTTTCTTGTCTCATTTTACCTCAATTGTTAAAACCAATCTGAAAAAGTAATAGTAAATAGTTACATTTTGGTAGGAAATTTGTTACAGAAGGTTAAATAGAAGAAATCACCTTTCCAGAAGGCAAAATTCCATTCATTTAGGTGTAATTTATAGCAATCCAGACGTATTTGTAGTAGGAGATTTACCCTATTTTGTAACAATAAACTATTACATTTTAGCCTGTTTTTGGACTTTTATTGGTATCATTTTAATAGGAACAGTCTTTATTTACTTTACAAATAGTCAAAATTCAAAAATAGTCGGAAAATAGGGCGTGTAAGACCTATCAAAAATCACATAAGTCTGAAAATCAAGAATTTAAAATTTTCCAATTTTGTCCAACCCCTTATATCGAAAAAAGTTTTGAAAACCCGATTTTCCTACTTTCATTTTGATAGAAAAATCAATTGTTTCTATATCATTTTGTCAAAATAGGAAGATTTTATGAATTGAGCAAAGCGATTGTCCCTCGGAAGGGATGAAGAATCCGCAAGGATTCCCCTTCCGAAAGAAAATAGGATAGACCAACCCACCAAAAATCGCCAATAGAAGTCCAAATCCATATTCTCGTACATACCAACAAAGAAAAACAGGAAAGTCAAACCCATAGGAAAGAAAAGAAATACCCTACCCCTTTCTCAATAAAAAACCGGCTAAAAAGAAAAAGGAAGGAAGCCTCATATAAAAGAGATTTTCAAAATTTCTATATATGAGGGTAGCATAACTGAACATGTTATCTATTGTATAGGAGAATAAATACCCTCCCTGTCATACTTCTTTTTTTGATAATATTTATAATTGATTGAAATTTAAATAGATAAATAAAAGTATGTCTGTAAAATTTTTGCCAAATGGAATGTAATTAGGAATTTTGTCCACTGTCATGTTAGACTTGGTGATCTATCAAAAAAGAAAAGCTGGAGGATAAAAAGACAATATTCCTATTGTAACCGTAAAGTAGGATATGGAAAGATGCCAATAGAAAGACCTTCTAATAATTTTATATAATCTAACTTACTGAAAATCAATGAGATAAATAATATTGATTTCGGAAAATTCCCCAGAAGAAACTATTTTTAGGATTTTATTCTGTGTCATGTTAGACACGCAGGCTTTATATGGAGAGTCCTCAAACAGTCCCTAAAGATACCCTACTAAAACAAAATACCCCGGATTACCTGCTTTTCCGCTTATTTCTGGTACTTTCTTTTCAAAATGATACACCAATACCACCCAAAAGGAAATAAAGCCTTAAAAACGATTATTTGAAACCATAGGATTAGAGTACAGGAACGGGAAAAGGAGAAGCAAAAAGGATATAGAAGGAGTGTCCACCTATCTATATCCTCCATGTATAAGAAGAAAAGAAAGGGTACAAGAGTGTCTACACCAAAAACAAAAGTTCCTATATATATTATATATAATATATATAGGAAAAATCAAATATAAGGATATATCCAGAGCAAAAGTAGGTGCATTTTGGTATTAGTATAGCTCCCGTAAGAAAGAAAGGCAATGTATAGAGTATAAGAATAAACATAGAAGGTGATTAACAACTATAGGAATAGAAGCGAAAAGTAGACAGCAAACACAATCGCAAACACTCTGGAAGGTACATGAATAGTGGAAAAGGTAGGGAAATAGAGGGATAGGAGGGAAATGTTTTGGGGAGGATGATGGCAGGTGAGGCGGACAATTACATACACAAACACCTCTAAAATTATAAATTCTAAGTTTCAAAGCTAATTTTTAAATATGCACCTAATAGAGATATACCAAAGTTTACAAACCATACAAAAAGAAATATCTACATCTAATAAAATCATATAATCTAAATTTTGAAGCATATCCAGAAATACATAAATCTAAAAAGTCACAAATCACATTTTTACACCTACCTACTTACCTAACATTTTTGTATTTACGTTCCTTTGATTTCCTTCTTTTCTCTTTTTCCTATTCGTTATAACTTTTAGTTATAGGTTTTTCGACATGCTTTTCACTTTCCTTCCTTCTATTTTTTAATAGAATTTACTCAATTTGTTGATAATCACTTATTTGTGTAGTTGGTTATTTAGATTTATTCTAAATAAGGTTTTATTTATTGGTATTGGGTTATAACTATTTGTTTTAATATTGAGGTTCCGCCCGCGCCAATGCGCTTTCACTTCACCTCAATATTGATATAAGTAACAAACAAAACAAAGAAAAATCATCAAATTAACCTTTCTTAACTATAAAACCTTTGGTATGTAACATTAAAGTGTTACATTTGCAATGTGATAAAGAACTAATAATAACAACTAATTAAACAACAAAGTTATGAAAGCAAAGAGAATTAACGCAAAACAAGCACAAGGGTTAATTAACAACGAAAACGAAAGTTTTAACGATCAACCAGCGATCACAAATAACGGTGATAGCAAGGAAACTTCTATTTCCTTTGAAGGTAAAATAATCAAAATTAAATGCTTACTTGCAAACACAAAGGTATGTAAGTGGGATAAAAAATACCCAGAAAATCATAACCACTACATTATAACAGTGAGCTGTGAGGGCAAAAGATTATCTTTTGATTGGTTTGATAACTTCCAAAATTTTAAAATTGATAATATAGATAAAAGTAGGGAGGATATGATAGAGATGTTTTATTCATTTTTACAAGATATTCTTTGTAAAAATGAATACTCAGACAAAAACGACTTTTACAAAAGAGATGGGAATACGCCTGCTTTGTGGGATACCTTATGTAAGCAAGAAAATAAATATAATAGAGTGTTTGAAGGCGTTGACATTTACGAACTTGCAAACAATTTACAAGAAACATTTGATTTTTAATGATTTAAAGCGATAAGGATATGAAAACAAAGTATATTTATAAGGGTGAAGAAATTTTACACAGTACGTTTATTTCTCTATGTCGAAAAATTGGTGTAAATGGTGGGAGAAAATTTACTACTTTGGAGAAATTGCAGCAAGAAGCAAACAAAGGAAACGAAAAAGCGATTGAACTATTATCAAATTTGCAAATACAATGAATAGGGTGTATAAATGGATAGTTGACGGGCTGGAGTTCTCCAGCCTGCAAAAAGCAAAGCAATTTTGCAGGGAAAATAAAACAGGTGCAACCGGTATTTATGGAGTTGACAGGAACGGAAATAATGTAACTTTTACACCTATTGAAAATACAAAGCGCGGTATCTCCTTTGGAAAATCCTACAAAATAAATGTAAACAATACACTTTAATAAACTATAAAACAATAAAGTTATGAAAATGAAAGCTATACAAGTAATATTAGAGGCGTTGAAAGTGATATTTATTTCTTTTATTATCGCTCTTATTATCCTATTTGTTGATAAAGAGAACGTTTTACACGTTATCTTATCTATTCCTATTATTTTGGTTTTACTTTATATTTTGATCGAAAAATCATTTATAAGTAACAAACAAAACAAAGAAAAATCATCAAATTAACCTTTCTTAACTATAAAACCTTTGGTATGTAACATTAAAGTGTTACATTTGTATATCAAAAAACAAGTAATAACATAAACAAATAAAGATCATGAGAACAAAAGAACAAATTTTTGAATTTATTGCCACTGAACTGAAAAACAACAATACTATTGTTGTAGCAACTTTGGGCAATGGAGGTGGTGGATTAACCCTATTACAGGGTGATTGTGCAGAATTTATTGAGGAGCTTAAAACCTACTCTTTTGACGGAAAAGTGAAAGGCTGTCCAGACATAATCGAAAGCGAATATGTAGAAGCAACAAGCGAAATATATCAGTTTTCCGGGAACGACGGGTACAAAGTACAAATTTTAACTTATTAATAAAGCAACTAATAGGAGATATTAAAAATGAAAGCAACTAATAATAACACAGATACTTTATTTATGGAAATTTTTGTAGAATTGTTGGCAATTGCAAAAACATACTTCCAAAAACTTTTTAAAAACGAAAAACCGGGCGTATATACATTGAAAGACGTTTACGCCTATATCGCAAACTGCGAAAGCCTTGAAACAAAGCAAGGAAAAGCAGAAAGACTAACAGAGAAAGAAAAAGAACAAGCGACAAAATACTACACAAAAAGTCCTTATTATTCAAATATTGATTCTTTTTTTATAAATAGCGTGTCTTATGTATGTAAGGTGTCTAATAATATTGTCTCTATTGAAAAAGACAATTTTAAATGCAGTTTTGATATAGTCAAAGTGTTTGAATATTTGGAAAGGTTCAAACAGTTGTCCGGCGCCAAAGAAAAATTAGAATTTGTCAAAGAAGGAAATCAGGTACAAGAAAGCGAGGATAATTGTATTTGTTCTTTTGATATTGTATTTAATAAGAAAGACAAAACGTTTCTAACTGTAAAAACCAAAAATTCAAGTCGATATATTGATAACAATATTTTGATAGATATAAATTTAAGCAAAATATATGTTACTGATTCTTTTATCTGCAAAAGTAGAAATGTGAAAATATCCAATTTTTCCGGTGTTTGGGGTAAGCATGTATGTATATCTTTTGATATCTTTAAAAAGTTGGTAGGGAAAGAATGTCATATTATTGTTGGTAGCGACGACAAAGAGGGACAAATAGTCGTAACGATCGTAACGGATAAAGGTGAAATATTTGAGTGTCGTTACAATGATTTCGATAAGAATGTAAATATAGAGGGCGTTTACCCTATTTTATACAAGGAATTAAAATTGACAGTTAAGGACAGCAAACAGTTCACAAAGGACTTAAAAACTATATCTAAAGTTTCGAAATTTGTTTCTTTTGAGATAGAAAAAGGATCAGACCGATTAAGAGTGAATTATATCACAGAATTAGGAATAGGAGACACAGATGGTAAATACGGAGAATTGTTTGTACAATTGTCTGAACCGTCTAATTTTAGTTATAGATCAGATAATACTTTAAGTAAAGTACTTTCTTGTCTGGACGGTTGGAACGGCGAAATATATTTTACAAAAGAATATAGTTATTGTAAACTTTCTTTTGTCTCTGACAACTGTGACAACTGTTTTATGATTGATAACAAAATTAATTATTTTAATTCAATTAGAGATGAGAACGATTATTTCCCGGATAAGTTAACGTCTGTTTATTGTGGAAAAGAAACAAAAGAACCGGACACAGATATTAAGCCTGTAGGAACGTCGGAAAATAAAAATGATACAAACCTACAGGAGAGCAAAGAAAGTGCTGCAAACGTAACGGAAACAAGCGAAAAAGAATATTTTACCGGGTGTTCTTTAGATGGAGTGATAGAATATTTGAATAGCAAAGGTTTGAGTGTCACTATAGACAAAGACAACAATATTTTTTGTGTCTCCAAAGACGGTGATAGCCTTATACGTGAGGTTCGCGTTTGGGCTTACACAGAAATTTTAGAGATAAACACAAAAGTAGGCGTTCATATAGAAAAGGATATAAATACAAGCATTCCTTTCTCTGATTTTTTGGAGCAATCTTTGATAAATTTAAAAAGACATGCTACAAACAAAGTATTTTTCTTTCTGGAGAAAGACGGTTATAGTTGGGAGCAACCGAACGCACAAACATTCCACCTATTCAAGAACGGAAAAGAAAAGACGTTTAAAGACGAGTTTGAAGCATATAACTTTGTCCGAGACAAAGAGAATAAAAGTTATTTTGACTTTAATGTCTCTGACTATACGGATGATATGATAGAAGTAACCGGACTTGACCTAGAAAGTATCACGTCTAAAGTAAAACAGGATAGCCCAAAAGAGTTAAAAGTTATACAGGATATAAAGCTATATGATAAAACCGGGAAAATAGTGTTTACTTATGGTGATGGAAACACAAACACTATAGTAGAAGCAACTTTCAACGGTGATAGTGTGCTGCAAAGTGTTTTGCAAAAGATAAACGAAAGCATGTAACGCTATGATCCGGTTAAACAAATTCCTTTCCTTGTTTGTCTCTAAAAAAGTAGACAAGGAAAGAGTAAAAGGAAAGAATAGAATGAAGTATCACACAAGAGACAGCATTAAGTTTGTGACACGGAAATATGACGCCAGCATACCGTGTTTCTATTTGAACAAATCTGTGAATATTGTGAAAGTGCTTTTGTTAAACGATTCAAGGAAATTACAAGGTTTTTTCTGTAAAGGATATTTTGTGAAGAATATCCTAAAGAAAAACAAAAAGAAATTTTTGCCGGGCAACTTTTATCAGTTCCTTTATAAATTGGTATATGTCGGCTACAAAATAGAAAACGGAGAAAGACTGAAAATGTATCAGCTTAAAGAGGTTGCATATTTTGAAAGTGTTTAGCCTTTCCAAAGAAAAAGATTTGTATATCTTTGCTATGTGTAGAAAATTTTATGTTTGCTATATTATTAGTTTAGCTATCCAATTGGTATTTAGTAGTTTAATTAGTTTATGTTATTATTTTGTCCTTACCGGTACGCGATGTATAGGTAAGGACTTTTGTTTTTGTCCTTTCTTTAGTGTAGCTTTGCCATATAATAACCATTAAATTTTTGTCAAAATGAAACTACAAAAGTCTGTAGACAAACCTTCTATAGTTTGCGATAACTGTAGATACAGAATCGAATGTCCCTATGTGGACAAATCAGAATGTTTTGAATATAATAGTGCACAGCTTTCTAAATCTCAAATAGAGGAATTGAATAATGAAGAAGGGGAAACAACTTACTAATAAAGATTTACCGGCTATTTCCCAAAAGGACTTTGTGGAAATAATAGAACAAGCTCCAGAAGTGATCCAGACCGCTTCCAGTGAATTGAAAAACGCTTTTGTTGCTTTGGAAACGGCGGAAAGGGCTCTCTCTGAATCGTCTTACCGTTTCTTTGTCTTTGAAGGCAAGGACGGGGAGGAGATTACAGCCGATTTGAAAAGCTATTCAGCAAAGGGTTTTATCCTTCGTCACGGCGGAAAGGAATCGGACGTAAAGAAAGCACAACGGCACAAAGAAATGTATGTTATACCTCTCATAGAAGAAATAAAGAGGTGCAAAGAGGTATTTAACGATATTTACCGGAAAGAAATGCTTTCATCTGTTACGCCGGAGATCATGACCTATATCGTGAAACTGTTTGGGGAGATGAACGGCGTTGATGATGTCCAGAAAATCCTAAAGGAAGAAAAGAAGATAAAACTTACCCAAAAGGAACTGCAAGCCATCTTTGCCAAAAAGAAAGCGGAAATCGAAAGTAAACGTGCCGTGTTTCTTGCCTCCTCCAACCAATACAAGGTAGCAACGGAAGCCGGACGACTACAGATCATTAACACTATCATAATAGACCTACAGCACCGGTATCAAAAATACCTTGCAGAAGAAAAGGAAGAAAAGGCATTGATATTCGAACGGGAAATAAGAAACATGCTGGAGCAAGCCCGGAAAGAAGTAAAGGGAAATGAACTAAAGCTGACTGTAGACGGGAAAATAGATATTGTCGCTACTTTGCACGGACAGGAAAACGTTTCTCGTGTATTCCGTACACTTCCCATCAACTCTATTATAATAGGTCTTGTCGCTGCAAAATCAGGTCTTGACCCCACTGTATTGGTGCATCAGCTTGCAACAAGCTACTATAAGGACTTTAACGGCTTCAATAAAACTATTCTGGGTAGGGAAAAGATCATGCTTCCGGGTGATCTGATCCGTGCGGCCAATTGGGAAGAGCTGGAAAAGCAAAACCAGAAGTTCCTGGACAAAATGACGCCTTATGAAGTACAGGAAGCTACCTACATAGATGACGAAAGAAAAGCCTCTGTAAAGGACAGATTAAAGGCTTTACGGCTTAAATAAGAAAGGGAGGCTATGACGAACAAGGAAAGAAAGATAAACCTCTATGTAAAAAGAGTGGAAAGGTTTAACGAGCTTTGCCCCTCCAATGGTTTCCTGTGGGGAAGCACGATCATAAAACCCATCACAAGGCGGAATTTGAAAATAGCTCTGTCGGAAGAAAAAGAAGAAAGCATAGACCGGAAGATAAAAGGAGTAGAAAAGTTTATAAAGTATCTGGAAGGTGATGCAGGCAGTGATGGAAGGAAAAGAATGCTGCCGGAACTGAAAAAGTATCTGGTAAACGTAAAGGACGCGAAAATAAAAATATCCCCATCTATAAAAGTATTTGTAAACGGGGATATGAGATCACGTCTGTCTCTTTTGGAAAAGAAAGACGGGAAATGGACTGTATCGGATTATAGGGGAACGGTACTGAAATTGAAAAACCAGGAATCAGCCCTTCAAAGAGAAATCCTATTTAGACTAAAAGCAAAATACGACCGGTCGATCATACCCAATACAAAAACCATTTTCCGGGCTTATTCTTAACCCAGATACACCTCTCCATGAAGTTCGGGATATTTGGAATCACGCATAATGTTCCGTACCTTTGTCTTTGTCCAAGCAGGAACAGCATTCTTTACCGGAATGATCATAGGTTTCTTTTTGGGAGTTTCAATATTCTTCTTTTCGTAAGGCATACTATTAGTTTTTAAAGACGAAAGGGCTAAGAACCGATTTTTACAGATTGTGTTCAAAACCCTTTCTTGATTAACGTAATTTACTAACAACGAGATTGTTAATGTACCTACTCTGTTAAGGATTTTCGGCGTCCTCCTTTATTAAAACTTAGATTTATTTATAGAGGAATTTAGAATAGATTTTTGCTATTTCATGCTCTCACCTCCTTTCTTTTAATGGGTTTGCAACTCGATTAACTATAAACAATTATACAGGTATATATTTCTTACTCAATTGTGATCCAAATATCTTCTCCTTTGTTCTGTGCTTCTTTTAGAATAGCAACAAGTTTTTGTTCATAAGGTGTGGAGTTGATCACTTTCCCTTTCACCTTGTTTTCCCCCACAAGAATACAGCCGGAGCTATCCTTGTCTGTATTCCCTCTGTGGATTCTAATACCCTCAAAATGAGGGACGTCCAGCAATAAGGGTAGTTCTCTTTTAAACCGGGGAGACATATTTACAACAACTTTGTATCGTCCGTAAGGAATAGCGGATTCGCCATATACTTTTGTTTCCCCGTTGTCAAATTTACCGGACTTGTTCTTGTCTCTTACACGATCTTCCAAGGTGTCACAAAAATAAGTCTCATCAATGTACATCTTTCCTATTGTATAGGGATAATCAATAGGTGTTATTCTTTTTACTTTAATCTCCACAATCAATTGATTTTTAAAAGTTTATAATAAATCAAGCATGTCTTCTACTGTCATTTCCTTTAGGTTTATGTCGGGATATTCGTCTTTGATCAGTTCGTCTATGTATTCTACATCTTCAAACTTTTCCTGCTGAATCAAGAGATTTTTAAATCCTATGAGATAGTTAAGTCTTACAGAATCAATTCTTGAATCTATTGCCATGCAGTAGTGTTTCAAGTTCTTAACTCTCAACCAAAGAACAAATACAGTCCCCAATAGGAAAACCGTTATTATTCCCAGTAATACAATGCAAATTGTCGAAAATTCCATATCTTTTATTGTTTGTAAGCCATTTTTTCTAACTCCACAGTAGTTATATTCTCCGGGATTGTTTTAAGGCGTTTATAACGTCCTCTTTCAATCCGTTCTATAAATCCCGCTCTGTAAAGATAGGTAATAGTTTTTCTAAGTGTACCGTTAAAGAATAAATTACATCTCGACACATCGTAAAACTCAAAAGGGCGATCTATTGAATTGATATGTCTAATAAGTTTTTGAAGCTCTGTTTCTTTCTTTCTGCTCATGTCTTGTTGCTTTTAAATTGTACTTGTGAAAAGTAGGGAAAGATTATTTTCCCAAACCATCTTTCCCTTGCGAATCATCTAACTTAAATTACTATGGAAAATACAAAAACTGTTTCTTATTCTATCATATAACCGAATATATGCTTTATAACTTCTACTGTCCAGCCGTTACCCAGCATCTTGTATTGTTGAGTGTTGCTGCATTGCCATTTGTACCACTCAGGAATGGTTTGCAATTTTGCACATTCAGTAGGAGTAAGTCTTCGTATGCGGAAATTATCTAATATAGCATGGCTTCCGCAACTCATGTTTGCCAAAACCGCAGGGGATATTCCTTGTGGATCATATATCCTGTTCTGTTGTCTTGGTTGTTTCCCAAATTCATTTGTTTTGTTCAACTGGATTACTTTTCTTGAAGGAATACTTACCAAATCATATACGCCTTTTTCACCTACTCGTATGGTTTGGGATTTGTCAGAAGGTTTTCTTATGTCTGCACCGAACCCGTTTTTCTTTTCTTTGTTTCTTTCTTTGTGAAGTTCGATCCCTTTAAGAGCCTTTTCAGAAAGAAAGAAGTGTTCATCCACTTCATCTTCCAATATATCTCTTAAAAACAATCCTTCATCTTTAGGTTGCGGAATGTTTCCGCCATTTATGTTCGTCCAATATATCCTTTTCCTGCTTTGAGCAGATACAAGAGATGAATTAATATGGATTCCTTGCGTTCCAATGGCTTTATTAAAAACAGACTCCCATTTCTTTCCCATTTCTACATTTTCCAATAGAAACAATATATTGGGGTTGTATTCTCTTATTTCTGTAAGTATTCTCATGTACTCCCAAAATAAATAGGATTGCCCTTCAAATTCAAAGCCTTGTTCTTTTAGTTCAATGTATTGATCGAGCGATAGGATTTCAATATTTTCTTTTGTGCAAAGACCTTTTCTTGACCCTATGAAAGATAGGTTGGTACATGGCGACCCTCCTATTAATAAATCAATGGGTTGTAAATCCAATACATTTACTTTCCTAACATCTCCCACCTGTATTGTATTCGGGAAATTTAGTTGAGTTTGTTTAATAGCAAACTTGTCTATCTCGGAAGCATAATAAGTGTCAATGTGAATATTCAGTTCCTTTAATGCTATTTGTCCGCATGACATTCCATCAAATAAACTAAGTACATTCATGGCATTAATCTATTTCTATGTATGTTTCCAATTCAGTCAATGTAACTGATTTTATCACTAAATCTTCAATATCCGACAGAAAATCAAAATACAACTTTGTTCTTTCGATAGCTTCTGTGTCGGAATTTGATCGAACTATTAAAACAACTTTCTGCATTTTTACTTTTCCTTTAGGAGTTGTCTCCGGGTAATAGGAAACGACTTTGAAAAATTTCTCTCCCTCTCCTACTACAGAAATAATGTCTGTTTCCTTGATAGGAGAAATCCTAAAATCTTCATTTGTTTCTTTGCTTCCCCAATCAGTAGTGATCGCTTCTACTTCCGTATAGGTGTAAGCCCTGACAAGAATAGTTCTTTTAACAGGTATTCTTGGCGGTTTAAAACCGTCTGGATTGTCTGTCCAGTAATTTATAGTTGATTCGAAATACATACTGTCATTAGATTAATGATTGTAAAATAATTCCTTTTGTATAATCACACCCTTCGCTACCTCTTGGAATAATAACAAAATTCTTGGACGGTGATTCCATTTTGAAATTGTAGGTTATCTCCGGGTCGGGAAGGAAAGATGCTTTTTCTATGTATAAAAACTTTTTGGCTTTCTTTCTCCATGCGGAAAAATCATAAGAAAAAAGTGGTATTCCTTCTGCCGATAATAAAGATATCCAGTTTCCCCACATATCCATCACAAGAAGTCCTGCCGTTGCTTTGAAACTGTCGCCGGTATTCAAAGTAAAATTCATTACATGGTTGTAATCATCTTTGATACACTCTGCAAGTTCCCTTCCAAATTCTGAACGATTTTTTAAAGTGACTGCAAGAGTGAGATGCCCGGTTTCGTATATTTCGTCACATCTCATGGCTCTTGCATCACTATCTAAAGCAACAAGGACATCTTTTGTAATCCCGTCATTCTTCCCCATCTTCCTTTTTGTTAGGGATAAGAAGAACGGACGGTACACCATTGCAACCTTGATTCAAAGGAATTTCATTCCATTTGCCTTTTGTAACGGCTTTCACTTTCAAAAATACATCCAAAGGAATACGCAACATTAATGGTTGCGGCTTATAAGAATTGTCCTTTCCCCATTTTGCCACTTGAAGATCAATGTTTGTCTTTATAGCTTCCATAGACGGCAAATAGGGTTCCAATTCTTCTATTTTGTTTGCATTGAAAAGTGATATCTTCCCATTTTCATGAGGAACAATGATATAAAGTTTATTCTTCTTCATCTTCTTTTGATTCTTTGTTTTGTTCATATCTCATATTTTTTTAGTTGTTAACTTAATCGGATTCCACTTTGTGCCGGCGAACTGCTCCGGACGAAAACCGTTTATCCTTAGCCAATATTTGAATTGTTTTAGGTTCATTATATTATTCTTTATTTAATTGTTCGTTAATCCGGGAAATACATCCAATGGGTAATATCTTCACCTTTTAAGCAAGACCATTGCCAGCCTTTCTTATTTATCTCATTCACATAAATGCGTTTCCCTTTTCCAATACATCCATTTTTATAAAGCACAATCACATTTTTTGTGTGAGAATAAATAGTGAGATCGTCAATGATATGTCCGTATTCGGGCAGTTTATCGTTCACACTTATCCATGCCATTTGCCTTGATTACCACTCTGCACCAGCTATAAAAGCATCTTCAAGATCTTTAGCGCAAAACAATTTCATATTCGTTTCGAATATGTCGGGCTCTCGTAGCAGATGCAATGCTACTTTGGTGGCATTGACCTTATATTCATGTGCGTTGCTGTTCATAATTTTTTAATTTGGTTACACTTACGTTCCCTTTTTCGTCTTTGTTATTGTTGTATCAATCAAGATTTTTGAGATCCGTACAATGTCACCTTTTTTAAATTTTGTTTCCATATTTTTCTTTTTAATATTGTTTGTTACTATCAATAAATCAATCCTTCTTCTCATCGTTGAACAAGTCTTTTGGAGGAACATCAAGAATATCAGCTATTTCCTTTAACCGGTTCATGGTAGGATTTCCGTTCAGACACCTATAAAGAGATTGCCTTGTTACTCCCAATTTTTCTGACACCTGGGCTACGGAAATACCTTTTTCTTGCATGATCTCTTTAATTTTTAATCCATTTTTTTGCATTAAGTTTAAAATCGTTTTTCTTTATTCTGCCACAAATGTAACACTTTAATGTTACATGACAAAATATAATGTTACATTTTTGTCGAAATTCAGTCAAAAACCTTTAGTGTCAAAATAACACTAACAAGAATGACTGCGATAGGAACAATGATTATCTCATTGTCGGGTGCACATACCTTTGCTAAACCATCTATTGTAAGGTATATCATTACCGACTTAATCAATCTGCTTTCTATTTCCCTATCTTTTTTCATGTTGGTGCAAAGATATATGTAACAGTATAATGTTACAACACTATTAACATTTGTTAAAGTATTTGTTTTTAAATAGGAGAGGACTTATTTTTGAAAACAAAAAGTATAGCCATGGCAACATATCAAGAAAGGCTGGAAGCAGCTAAAACAAAACTGCAAAAAATTTACCCAGACGCAACAATAGAACAGACTATTGATGATAACGGAAACGCTATCTGGAGAACAAACGTGCCGGGAGTGAAAATCATCGAAAGCATGAATGTAAATGCTTTGGAAATCGTAGTAGAAAATCTTCGACAGGCTTATAGAGCTAAGTTGGGAGTGAAAAGAAATTAACAATTGAATGATTTAATACTTTATCATTGGCGATAAACAGTAAATGATTGAAAGGTGTGCTTGTGAAAGTGCACCTTTTCTTCTATCTTTGACACGGTTAATTAACTCAAAATAAATATCATCATGAACAGAATTTTATTGACATTGACTTTTTTGTTCTCCTGCATTGCTTGCGTTTTTGCACAAGGAGAGTTGCCGGAAGAAACAGTTGACTATGCGGCTAATTTTGCAACATTCGCAGGTGTGGTAGGTGTTACAACAGTTGTAACGGAGTTCATCAAGAAACTATTCAAAACAGAACCGTCAGAATGGGTTCAAAGAATTATCTCTTGGGTAATCGGCATCGGACTTGGTATGTTCGCTTGGGGTTTCCATTTGGGTATGTTTGAAGGATTGGATTGGTGGCAAGCATTATTATGGGGATTTGGAGCCGGATTAGCCAGTAACGGATTTTGGGACACTGGACTTATTGAATGGTTGTTTGGATTATTCACTAAAAAGAAAGCAGCATAATCTTCTTCATACTTTGTGTTTTGGGCGCGGTGGGCAAGAACTTCCGCGCCATTTTTATAAATCACCTACATTGAATATATACAGCTTATGACAATCGAAGAAAAATATTCAAAGCTAAAAGACATCTTCTTTAAAGACTTTATTGTCGCTACAGAAGAAACTACTTGCAGAGGAACGAATATCCCTGCCAGCAAAAGAGTGAAAAGTCCGAACACAGGACTAAAAATCCTATATTGGGGTGATGGAACTATCAACATGGCGGAATACCTTCACTACCTTTTGATGGAATCGTTACTGGGAGACAAGACTTGCAACAACAAAATACTCTGGTGCTTGAAATCCCTCCAGAGGTTGTCAACGAGTGCCTACGAGGATGAAAAGATGAAGAATCCAAAAGTGTATTTTGTACGCGAAAAAGGGTTTTTCCTTCGAGACGATATTTCATCCTCTTCCTGTGGTCTTTTTGATGCCATAAAAATAGAAAGCGGTTATTCCAATGGGATCGAACTTGAAAACGAAGACCCATGTTTTTCCCCTTTTGTATCACAAGATCAGATTTGGAACTTGTTGCCCTCTCTTTCTCTTTTAATAGACGTTTTTAAAGGACAAGAAATAGGAAATCTGGCAAAAGAAATACTGCATGATATTCTTTCCTATGTTTCCGATCATGGACACACCATTTACAATCCCTATTTCAGTGCGCTAAAGCATTTTTGGACTTACCTTCCATCCATGAATACAGAAAAGCTGAAACCTTGGGACAGAGTAGAGGATAGGAACAATCATTTGAAATACACTGTAAAGGTAAAAAGAGGTGCGAACAATTGGTATTTTGCTTACGGATTCAGAAAAACCCTCAAAAAGTTTGTACCGGAAGCGAAATTGAACGGATTTATGACCTTTTTGTACGGTGTCTGGTACATTCCTTTCATTTTCCTTGCTGATAGGGTGTATTTCCCTATCGTGACACGGTTTGGAGTAAAAAGAAAGGACAATTCCTATTACTGTATGTCATCTTCGGGTGATGTTTGGTATGCCGGTAGGAAAAATTATCTCAAAAGAGTGTGCAAAAAGTTTAATGAGGATAAAGAATATGCTTTTCCTGCACTTGCAGAGTGTCTAAAACAGGAAAAATGGCAATATATTGACATAAAAGCATTGGAAAAATGGCTGAATGACTATGAATTTGACGAAAATTCGTTGGAATCACCCGTCAAATTCCTAACTTTGTCATGTTACTTGAAGTTGATCCAATCACTTGCTTAGACAATCAATTCTTTCATGTTTTCTCCCGTTCTTCTTTATTGAGGGACGGGAGTTTTTATTTCCATTAACGAGAGTGTAACACTAAAATGTTACATTTTAAAGTAATTTAACTCCATAGACTGCATTTTGTACAAAAACGATATTACTTTTGCAGCACAATCAAGTAACAACAATAAAAATAACAATCATGAAACCTTTCAATTTAGAAGAAGCAAAAGTAGGCAAACCCGTCTGCACAAGAAATGGTAGGAGAGTGGAAATCATTTCTTTTGAAAATCCGAGCAACAACAACTATCCTATTTTGGCAAAAGTATTTTTCGGTAAAGATGATTATGAAGAATTTACCTTTACAGAAAGTGGAACGTTTTTCGTTGCTGGTAAAGAATCTGAAGCAGATTTAATGATGACAGAAGATGAAACGGAAATAGAAATCCCTTCACTCTGGACACAATCTTGTACAGAAGAAAACACAAAGATCAATTATACAATCAAAAACTAATAGAAGATATGGAAGCAAAGATGACGGAAAGACAAGCGTTGCTTTATGAAGCGAGAAAGAAAAAGCCATTCAGGGCTTTTATCGTGACCTGTATGTGGGGTGGATTTGGGCTTTATTATACCGGTAAACCTATTATCGCATCCATCCTGACCATTTGTACCCTGTATAATATTTTAGGTGCTACAATCGCCTTATTTAAGGTCGATTTGGTGAACTGCGTTGAACGCCTACTTTGGTTTACCGGATTTTGGATTTTCTCAATCCTGATAGCGGTTCCTTTGGCAAAGGATACAAACAATAACATCAAACGTGAAATTCTTAAAACAACAAAATAGTATGAAAAGAGTAATTTTTATCAGTGTATTATTTACACTTATTTCGACGTGTGGATGCAAGCAGGAAGCCTCTAAAGAATCAGAAATTACCAAAGAGCAAGAAACCTCCAAAGAATTGAACATCTATCAAATTATGGATATTCAATTTAAAATATTGGATGCTTCTTCTAAAGATTTTTTGGTTGAAGAAGCTGATAAACTCATTCCAAAAGAAGCCTACAGCGAAAAGGTTGCTATAGAGACTGGAGGAAAAGCTATAAAATATAGCCTCAATACAGGTTATAAATTAAGTGTAAACGAGGTTTTTGATGAAAAATCAGGGATAGTTCCTTATACAAGTCTCGAAGCAAAGTTCGATATTTATGATATGGAAGATACAAAAACCTTTATAGATGGGATTCTGGATTATCTGAAAGAAAAGAAAAAGTTAAAGAAAGAAGGGATATCCGAGGTTGTAGATAAACCAGATTACAAACTTATTGCCCTTATTTGGGACGGTAGATTCAGTTCAATTGAAATGAAACAAAACGGAGCAATTGGATTTAACATTATCTTTATCAACTATTACGACATGAACAAACAGAAAAAGAAATAGGAATATGGAAAGAAAAGTGAAATACTTTATAAGCAAAAGAAGAAGGCTTTTGTATTTATATTACGAATGGGATGGAGATGTGATGAAAGCGTTCTTGTCGAACTTCTTTCTGCGAGGTATGGATGTGGAAGTCATTCCCAAAGAACAAAACAGATCAAATGAAGATTTATTGATGGTAGGGTTTGCTCCAGGAAAGAGATTCCTATTAAGAATAGGTGATGGTATTCTACGTGATCCTAATTGGAGAGCTGCCAGACGAATGAAAAGAGAATATGGCAGGGATCAAAATCCTTTTCCTGGTCTTGTGGAAGTAATAGACGAAGAAAAGATACGATACATAGAAGAACAAAAAGAAAAAGGAATTATCAAATTCGACAAATCATTTGTAGAATCTTTACTACCTTTGGACAAAAGAGTGGAAAACGAAAATGTTCAGGACAAAAACAAGTAAAAGATTTCAAACTGACGGGTAGGAACTATTGTGAAATACCTTCCTACCCAAATTTTCAAAAGCTGACATAGTGTGTTAAAATCATAATCTATACCAAAGCCTCAACAAAGTTTCTTCAATTCTTATTTTTACTATTCGATGGATGGGTAGCAGTCATTTGATTTGCTACCTATTTTTCTTTATCTCCACTACCTCTTTTTGACAAGCTTCACACCCCATTTCAAGAACCCCACACCCCCTACGGGGGTTCTTTGTCGATTTAGAAAATCTCTTCATTTTCACTCGTTTACACTACGTTCAATGCCGGATTTTCCCGACATAATTAACATGATTATATATATACATACTTTTAAAAAAGTAGTATATAATAATCCTTGGAAAATCGAAAATTCGGGAATAGGAGTATTCCCTCATTATTTCGAATTTTCCGATTTGCTGAACAAATTTCTCTTTTAGTAGAATTACTCCTATTAAGAAAGAAAAAGAAGTGAAAAGAAAAGAACAAAAACAGAATTACTCCTATTAAGAAAGAAAAAGAAGTGAAAAGAAAAGAACAAAAACAGA